TCATGGCTCTTCGGCCTCGCATCTGAAGCCGAAAAGGATATCTTCGTAAAGCTGATCGGGAATTTCCTCTTCCATCAGTGGCTTTCGGTTTTCGGTTCTAAGCTCTTCGTCAAGACTTGCGTCGATATCTCTGAGAGCCTTTTCCCTACTGAAGCCCATTTTTACAACTTCGTTTAAAAGATTGATTGTTTTTTTCATGTCTTTTTCCTTTCTTTGTGGTATAATATTATTGTCGCTTACAGAGGATGTTCTGTAAGTGGAGCGACCAACAATTCCGGTCGCCGAGGGTTGAAACAATAATTTTAAGTGTAAAGAGCTGATTTCCGGCTCTTTATTCTTTTGCATTTTTCCCGTCCCCGTAACATTTATAAAACGCCACTGTAAGCTCCGCCAGTTCCTGCGGCGTAAGCTTTTCTTTTAAGCTGTCCGGGATGCGGCTGTAGTTGGCCGCAAAAGTATCACGACACTTTCCTATCTTGCAGGCTTTTTTGACCTGCTCGAGCTTGTACATTTCTCCAAGCTCTTCTACGGTGATTCCACCGTTTTTAACTTCTTCCCGTCCTTCTTTTGTCAAGATGGACATTGCTTCTTTCTTGCTAACAACTCCGATTCCGTTGATTCTCATTTCTTTCCCCTCCTTGTTCTATTCTTCAAATCCTGGATACGGCTTGAAAGTTTCAGCCCATTGTGCCTCGTCTTCTTCCGTCCACTCCGGCTCCTCTTCCGGCTCAACCTCGTAGGAACATCCGGCAGCGTCCTCAAAGATGTTATCTTCGTATTCGGTCATCCATTGACCGTCTACAAGGCAATCATATCCGGTTGCGTGGATGAATCCAACGCCGTCCTCGAAACGATCGAACGGCATGTTTTTAAGTTGTACCCTTCTTGCAGCTTTTCCAGCCTCTGTATTTTTCATTTCACCCCTCCTGATCCGCCCCTTCTGGGGCTGTGTGCTTGTCTTCTTTAACTGTCTTTATTATATCATTTATTAAACTATGCGTCAAGTATTTTATTAAACTATTCCACTATTTTTTCATTCTTTCCAATTCTTTCTGTATACACTCCAGAACGAATGCAGACATCTTGACGCCTTTTAGATCGGCTGCTCTTTTTACGTCTTCCTTGGTTCCCTTTGGTGCCATTACTGTTATACGGTCGTACTTGTCTTTTTGATATTGTGCAATATATGAAAGTTCCTTTTCTTTCTCTTTAAATGCCATTTATTAACCCTCCTGTTATTGTTTGCTTTGATTATATCATTTATTAAACTATGCGTCAATCGGCTATGGGTTTTTATTTCGATATTTTTTTATTTCCTATTATATGTGCAGAAAAAACACTATTTTAAAAATAATACATTTTATTAAACTATGCTATTGACATTATTATTAAACTATGCTATTATATAACCATCAAAGGAAAACAAAAAAAACATTCACCCCGGACGCTGATCCGGGAGAAAGAGAGGGAATAAAATGAAAGACACTATCCTTAAAGCTTTATCAAATATCAACTATTTTTATTCAATCATCTGGATGAAAGCGACAGGCAAAGATAAATACACATTCAGAGAAGAAAGCAAAGTCCACGAAATATTATTAACTGCTATGTCAGTAGTCATAAGGAGGAAAACAATATGATAATTGGAGCATCAACGGTCGGAAAATGTGTTTACGATCTCCCCGAAGAGATCGAGACGCTGGAAGAAATGCGGGCCTTGATTTACGGGACACATTACAGCCCAGAGACCCGGGAGGAACTGCAATGGCAGCCGAAGCTCCGGGGGCTTAACGGTCCAATGTACAATGGCTTGAAGATTTTAGAATCCGGTGAAATAGTTCCGGTTATCCGGTACGAAAAGCCGAGCAAGTTCTAACCTTTCCGGTGGCGGTCAAGCCGTAGCCCCAACGCAACCGCCGGATTAAAAAAAGAAGAAAAGGAGAATAAGCTATGAGTTATTACACAATGAGCAACAAAGAGTTGTCCCAGCTGATCCGTAAGACATTAAAAGAAAGCGGATTCACAAGCAAAGACGTATCTATTAGAGTTAGGGCGGCATTATATGACACATCTGTAAATATCACGGTTAAAAATCCACTTGTAAGGCTTTCGGAAGTGGAAGAAATTGCAAAAAAATTTTCCGAAGTTGATTACGACGAGCACAGCGGCGAAATTCTGGCGGGATGCAATGTTTACGTGCATTGTCAATACGAATATGGTATTTTCAAAGATGCTGCCGCCGATCTTCTCCCAGTCGCTGAAATGGTATTGAACAGCAAGGAAAAATATAGTGGTCACGCAATCGCAGACAACAAAGAAAAAAGCGTTCACATCATTCACTATCAGGGCGTGCAATGGACGCTTGCGGAGTTCGAAAAAGATAAAAACGCCGCTTATAAATATAAGCCTACATACTGGATTAATAACGCAATGGATTTAGCTATTGCAATGTGGCGGTTCAAAAATCTTGGTACTATTTACGCATAACAAGGCCAGTAAGCGTACCGGGGAGCATTTCCCCGGCGACCTTTTAAAATAAAAAATCAGGAGGAAAACAAAATGAAAGAATATATTTTAAGCGAATTAGGATTCCGCACAGTTAGCGAGTGCAGAAAAATTACAGATGCGATGGAAGGAAAAACTTTTATGAAATTTCATATTAGTTTCTCAAATGTTTGTGGAAACTGTATGATTATAATTTCAACAAATTACGATGCGGAAGAATCTTATATTAAGCAATTTTTTATTTCTGCTCTTGTTAGTAACTTACTTATCTCTCAGGCGTAATGGTTCCAGCCGGGTTCGATTCCCGGCAACGCCCTTTTATTTTAACACCCGGCTCCCATGGGTACAGGGAAGAAAGAAAAGACATGAAAAAGAAAAGTAGCTATATCGCCGTACAGGTGACAGAGAACGGGAAAAACTATGCTTACGCCGTGAAGGTTTCTGAAAGCGATAACTTACTTTCAAAATTGGCGATAAAGGACATCACAGCGGCGAACCTTTGCAGCACGAAAAAAGAAGCCGAAGAAGTTGTTACAGCTTGGAACGAAAGTTTCAAAAATAACGGTTCATTTATGTTCGGGGAGGTGTTCTACTAATGAGTGAAAAAATAATTGACAAGCTGTTAACGTTGACAGCTGAAGAACTTGACAGTTACAGTGATTTTTTATCCGGTATTTTTCACAACGGAATTACCGATGATGAACTTAATTTAAAAATTGCAAAATATTTAGGACTGGAGGAATAAAAAATGATCAGAATCAGAAAAGCCACGCAAAAACAAACCGTCGCCGCTATAAAAAGCGGTGATTTTTCAGAAGTCGAAAAGATAGAGGATACCGCACGCCAGGAAGCGGCAAAGGTTTTTCTTGCTGTCGCTTCCGGTTCTGTGCCGCTGATTTGGTACGACTTGCCGCCGGTTCGCTGTCAGTCTGGGGCGGTGTCCGTCATGCGGTACGCCCTGCACCGGTCAGTGAAACAAGACGGCTTTTTACAACTGTCTTGCATGGAGCTGAAGGCCGGGCAGATCATCCCGACTTCTGATAGACAGTATAACACCACTGACGCCGGTTTTTCGGAGTTCTTCCGGGACTTGCCCCGGTCAACCGATGTTAATTTTTTAGAGCAGTGAAAACGCTGCTCTTTTTCTACTGCTCTTCCGGTATCCAGCCCGGCGCCAGGTTCACGGCCTGGGGAGCGGATCAGGCTTGTGAAATCTATCTACAAGCCGTGTACTTTGACAGCTTAACATTTTTCTTGTCCGAAAATGCGGTTGCTGATTTGCTTTTTTCGCCGCTTTTCGTTTTTTTTGACGTTCTTTGATGTTTTTACCGTTGCCGGATTTACAAGCCATTTTTGTGTGCTTTCGTCAATCAATACTCACGGTTGACGTGGCTCTGGTATGGTGGTACTATGATTATATATAGCCGTTTCCGGCTCTTTTTGTCGTGTCTCTGTGCATCTGGCACCGATCCGGGGCACAGTGTCCGAACAGTGGCGAAAGTATGTTCTGTTTTGAATCCGCTGCACAACCGCCCTATTCAGCTTTTTAACGGTCGTTTAGATTCCGGTCGAAGAAGTGTAGCCTTATTCGTTTTGCGGGCGTTGTGGGCGAAATTAGAGCGTCAGTTATTGATGCCTGAAAAATCCCCGGTACCGGTCCGTAGGTGATCCACAGTCTTTTGCAGAATTGGTCATACTGGTTGTGAAACGAACAATATTTCTGGCGGTTCTTGAATATTTGTAATATTCAGACACAGAAAAATGCCGAAAAACGGGCGAAAAAAAGAACAGCTGGAAAATAACCTTTATTTCTGGATTTCCATTTTGTTTATCTTGCATATATTAATCCATAGCATCTTCCGAGGGGCTGTGAGAAATCACGAATCAATTTAATTTATTTAATCCCTCAGATTTTCTCCTAGCCGTATTCTTCGTTTTGTATGTGGTCCGTTGTTTCCGGACTTTCACCTTTTGTTCCGTCTTATCTTTCTTCCTACGGACTTTATTGTGTGCTGACCGCTCAGTTGAGAATCCCATATTTCCCCTCCCTGTCCTTGATCTTTTGGTTTCTGCTCTTAAAGTTGATAATTTCTATATCTGTTTGCAGTTCCTGTGGTATCCGTCCAACGATGATCACTCTTAGTGGCTCCAATCTCCGGACCATCTCCTGAAACCCCTTGCAAAATTCTAGCCGTGATACTTTTGACTTCACTCGTCCATTGGTGCAGCAGGCAACCGTGCTTCTTTTTGGTATTCCGTCAAAAATCCAATCATAGCAGTATTCCGGCGGTATGTTCACGTTTGGAATCACTCGAATCCCGTTCATATACAGGTAATGTGCTATCGCATGATTGCGGTACTTCTGCCAGATGTTCATAGCAAATGGCATACCACCTTCTCCGACTGCCATGCTGAAGTCCGGTGCGATCACACTGTTAAAGCATTTTAGATGCTCAATATATTTATCCGGGCAGTTCCAGATTTTCTCAAATTGGTTGTCGTGGATGTAGAAATTGACGGTCAAGTCCCTATGGTTCTTTATCCGCCGGTCGAAGCTATCTTTGAAGTCAACAGTATCCGCTCCAGGTCTGCCGGTATACCGTGGCATCATGGGGAACTGGTATGGACCGTCCAGCTCTGCTCCCTCGATCATATATTCTCTCATTACATCATATGCGGTATGGTTCATGGTTATCACCCCCTAAAAATGCAAAAAGACATCCTGTTCCGGGAATTGGAACCGATGTCATCATTAGTATGTTTCCATACTATCAAATATTTAGTTAAATGTCAAAAAATTACATCTCTGCTCTTCCGTTCATCTTTTGTATATTATTTAGATTGCAAATGCGTAAGTGTAGTTAAATTCCTTTTCGCATCCATCCACATAGTTGATTTTCCTGTAAAATACGGCGTGTCGTTCTGAGAACTTATTTAAAAAAAAGTATTCAGAACAGCCCTGTTTATCCCGCTCGATTATTGACTTTTTTTTTACATCTCCGGTCTTTAAAAAGAACAAAATTTCGCACTCCTGCGGGCGCTTTGGATTTATTACTATTTTGTCCAAAAATTCTCCCAGAACCGTTTTGGTAATATCTTCTGGGCCAACTCCTTGCAAATCATTTAATATCTTTCCGATTTCTTTTAATTTCAAATGGGAATCTTTATTGGCTTCTTCTTTCGATTCCAGTTCGGAAAGTTTATTGCTTATATCTTGGATTTCATCCTTGAATTTTTCGCTTTTTTCAAGGTATTCAGAGTTTGTTATGATTCCATCCAGGTTAAGGTCAAGAAGCTTGTCTTTCTTTTTCTCTATCTGGAGAACCATGTTTTTAAGTCGGTTTATCTCAGCCCCATCGTTGCTAAAGTCTATGTTCTTTTCGACCAAACTTATATATTTTTCAATAGCTGTTTGGATATCCCCGGATTTGTTGATAAGGTCTGCAAGCATTGCCCTTAATTCTTTCTCACGTATACCAAAAGAGTTACAGCTTTGCGCTCCGTTTTTTATACGATAGCTGCATACCCATCTTGCATCTTCACGCCCTCTTATAGTGTGCTGCTTCATCCAGTATGGTGCTCCATCATTACCGCAAAAGATATACCCGGTAAACAAATTGTTCTGTTTGAAAGACGTTCTGTGGGATTTGATTGCATCGCTCCGTGTTTGCATAATGACATTTGCCTTATTCCATACGGATTCATCTACAATCTGCGGAACATGGTTTCCGTCGTCTTTGTACATCGTCCATTCATCCTCAGGCAAAAACTCTTGCTTTTTGGTGAACATATCGACAACTTTTACTTTACCGCCGCAATAATAACCTTTGTATTTCGGGTTCTTGATTATCTTTTTGATATTATCTCGGCTGAGCTTTCCACCTTTGTAATTCCGATACCCTTTTTTGTACAGGTATTTCTCAATAGTGGACGTAGACCATTCTCCGGTAGAATACTTTTCAAATATTTCTTTTATCATCGGAGCTGTTTTGGGATCAACTGTAAGCTTTCCGTCTTTCTTGATGTAACCGTATATTCGTGATCCGAGGACTACACCATTTTTTATTGACTGTGCATGTCCGAATTTTATTCGATTGGAGAGTTTTCTTGATTCATCTTGGGCAATTCCGGACATTATGGTAAGTCTTAATTCACTATCTTCGTCAATCGTATTAATGTTGTCATTTTGAAACCATACGCATACGCCATACATTAGTAATTCCCTTGTGTATCTTATACTGTCTAACGTATTCCTTGCAAATCTGGTAATTTCTTTCGTTACAATCATATCAATTTTCCCGGCTTTGGCATCTGCCATCATGCGTTGAAATTCGTCCCTTTTCTCTGTTCGTATTCCCGATATTCCATTGTCAATGTACGCACCAACAAATACCCAGTTTTTATTTTGAGCAATGAAGTTTCTGTAATATTCATCCTGGTGGTGTATAGAAACTTGCTGGTCTTCTGATTCTGTGCTTACTCTTGCGTAAAACGCCACTTTTAATTTCAGATCGAAAATACTGCAAGTTTTCAGTATTTCTCTAGTACGATAAACGTTCATGCCCCGTTCTCCCTTCTAGTCGGAAGAGCAGAGATAAGATTATTATACCTTCAATCTCATCTCCGCTCAATAGTTTGGTTTAATTTTCGGAAAGAATCTCAATATCAATTTTTTCTTTCATTTCTCTGCTGATCAGTCCCTGAAGGTATATGTGTTCGTTCAACGCCAGTAATAACGCTTTGTTCATGTCGCACTCCTTTCTTTGACGAAAAGGTCCAAAATCCTTTTAAAACATTTTAGGCATATATTTCTATGTGAACTTATATAAAATGGATTCTAGCGTTTTTTAGTCAATCAATTACTTTAATTTACAACAAATCAAATATATCCATTTGCCCTTTGATTTCATCTTCCTTTTCATCTGTGAAAAATTTGCAAGCAATGTAATTTGGTTTCCAATCCACATCTCCATTGTAGTTCAGACACCTCGGATGCTTTCCAGGACGGTACCGTAAACATTCATCGCATCTGTGATACGGATTTGTTCCGCCGGAATCTTTGTACATTGCGCTTATCTTAATCATATGGGTCACCCTCTTCAAACAAACTGTGCTTTCTCAAAATTTCCACTTCGTGTTCGCACAACTTTATCTGGCATTCATTGTACAACTGCCGTGCAAGAGTACCGATAGTCGGTTTTCCTTCATTTGCCTGATGCACATATTTGTTACTCTTTTCCACTACGTTCATCAGCTGATCCGGTTCAAAGTCGTATGCTCTATGCAGTGCCAAAAGTAATGTCACGCTGTTCTCAACATTCGCCCAGTCCTGTCCGTCCGTAAATCCTTGTTCGAAACCGGCGTTGTAGCTTTTCTCTCTTTCTTCTTCCCTTGCGTTTTCTACAACTTTGTTCAAAACGCTCACGGTTCTATTGATCCCGTCTTCCTTGCCTTTCTGGTACGCTTTTTCAATCTCTTCATTTCTGGCTGCCAAAACTTTTTCTCTGGACTCGTCAAACATCCGCTGCATTCTTTCAATCTTTGTAGCTGAATAAGGCATAGTTACCGGCTTCCCTATGAATTTTCTTTTCAGTGCTGCGCTGTTCATTTTTCGCCTCCCATAATGCCTGCTATCATTTGTTGTTTCATTGTTTCCGCTATGTGCTCCCGGACAGATTCTTCCGGAAATGGGATCTCAAGTGACCGCTCCAGAATCCGGTTGGTGATACGTTCATCATAATTTAGTCGAGAAATACAATAATTACTTGTGAAAATCGTGATTTTTCGGCTTGTATAGCGTCCGTCGATAATTTCATAATACTTTTCATTTACCCAGTCTTTTTCGGTTTCTGTGCCGAAATCATCAATGATTAGAATATCTGCTCTGGCAAGTTCATCAATCAACTGTTCTTCCGTTTTATCCGGACTGTATCTTTTTCCCCATGTGGACTTGATCTCGTCAAGGATTTTCATAGACGTTGAAAACTTTACCTGTTTCTGATGTTTTTCAATCAGTTCATTCGCCAGGCTGCATACCATCCGGGTTTTTCCAGAACCTTTCGTGCTAGAGTAAAAATATAGTCCAATTCCCTGCTTTTGCATATCGCTGATATTTTCCATCCAGTAGTGAACAGCTTTCGCAGCCTGTCTTATTGTTTCCTGGCTCTCCGGCAGCTGATATACTGCCGACCGAAAATTATTAAACATTGCATCCTTGTAGATGTCTGGAATCTCTGCAAACTTAAGCTGATTTCTATGAATCATTTTTTTGCGGATACCGCAAGAACACTCCTGACAGTACGGAACTCCATATTGATCACGGCTCCATACCCATCCGGAATCATCGCATAAACGGCAATGTGTCTGGATTTCCGTCGTCACCGAGTGTTCCAAACGGGATAAGTGGTTCGACTTTTCTTTGAGTTTTTGCACCAGATCCATGTTTCCTGTCCCCATTGTAGTTACCCTCCAAAACCTTTAAGAAATTATTTGGTTTTACAAACCAGTCAAAAGTAATCATCCAGCCATTTTTGTTTTCACCTCTCAGGAAATCGCTGTGGCGAATGTTGTCCATAGCCTTTAAGAGATCATCCATGCCATACTCTCTTATTCGGCCTTTAAGTAACTGGCATCTCTTTGATGCTGGTTTGATATCCCTGATAGGAGCAATGCCAACATTCTGTAATTTGTTCCATTCCTCAATAACACGTCTGACATCTGTCTGACGAATAGTATCTTTAGATACTATTAAATTATTATCTTTTTCTATATCTTTATCTTCTTTCTTATTCTTACTCTTACTCTGTTGCGTGACGTCACGTGAACTGTCACGTGACATATCTTGTTCAATTGCAAGTTTCTGCCGTTCTCTCTGTTTCTGTTTCCTAATTCTATTCTGTTCTCTGATCTTGTCCATGCCTTCGATATTCTGATGTTCTTCCCATCCTGGAATTGCAAGCATATTTCCATCTCTGGTAATCATTCCAAAATTTTCCAAAGCAGTCAATGCAAGTTGTATTACACTTTCATCAAAGCCAAGTTCATCTGCCAGCAGCTTTTCATTATATGGAATGTTTTCTGTCAGAAAGATAAGCCCATTAGCATTGCATCTTCCGGCCATTGTCAGAAGCATAACCCAAATAAGAACTATGTTGTTTCCTTCTGGAAGCTTTCTGATATGACCGATTTTAACATTATTAAACATCTCTGTTTCAATTTTGATCCAGCTTACTTTAGCCATTTATCTATTCCTTTTCTCCCCAATCTAATTTCTGTCCACACTTATCGCAATATTTCCCTTTTGATTTCAGTTTCAACCGTCCGCCGCAGGTTGGGCAGACAATAATATTACAATTTTCATAAGCAAGGCTTGCGGTATCATCTGGTTTTGTTTTATCAATTGGCTTCCTTGGAATCTGTTTTTCCAAATCGTCCTCATCAATATCGACAGTTTCCAGATCTGCGAAATCACAACACATTGCGAATCCGTCAATCATTTTCTTTTTAACTCCAAATACCTCTATCATGTGAGAATTATTTTCCATGATTTTTATTACATCTGACTTTTTAACATATTCAGCCATTCTCCATCTCCTCCAACTTCTTCTCAGCTTCTTCGCGGGTAAGGAATATTGTCCTGCCAATATCACTTTTGAAACACATTAACTCGCCGCATTCTCTATCAATTACTTCCAGATTGTATGACCTTGTTGTTATGTCAATTTGCGTTACTGTTAATTCGATAACGGGATTTTTAGCACCCTTATTAATCCTGAACATTATATCGCCAACCTTACACGGCAATCTCACAAGCAAGCCCTGTTCTTCTGCATTTCTCCACGCTCTAATTTCTTTTGCCATTTCTGCTTTAGACATTTTTAAAGGCTTAAATTTAGGCTTTAATAATTCCTCTCCTGTCCACCCACTATTGATTCTGCCTGTAAAAGCATTTTGTGAAATTCCAATTTGTCTTGCCCATTCAGAAGTTGTTTTCGTTACCCCGTTTATCGTTACATAATTATTATTTCTTCTATTGTTCGCCTGTTCTTCTGGTGTTGCCCACCGACAATTATTAGGTTCGTAATTTCCATTTACGTCTATTCGATCAATGCTGCGCCCTTCTTCCCATCCATTTTCAACTGCCCATTTTTGGAAATTGCTATGTCCTTCTTTTTTATCCATCCACTCGTCACAAACTTTAATGCCACGTCCACCATAATCTTTATAAAATTTTTCTTCTGGATTATAGCAACGTCTTTTCATATCGCAAAGCTTTTGTTGCAAAATATGTCGTTGCTTTTCTGTTAATCTCTCCATCTACTTCACCACTTTCATCTTCTCCACCGCCAGATTCAACGCCTCTATAAATTCATCATTTAACGCTGCACGGTCTGGATTCTCGATAAAATTTTCAAGAGTATCAATTGCTTTCTCTTCTGGCGATAAGACTGTAGCTTTGCCCGATGCCGCAATTTCGAGAAGTTCATCAATATTGTCTTTCCATTCAGATATATCGCACAAATTACACTTACACTTATTGTTCTTTTTGTTCAATACGCATTCCGAACAGTTACGTTCATTGCAGTTGCCTAAATCAGCAATTCTATCAGCAAACTTTCTCGCTGTCATTCCTTTTTCTCCGAAAAGTTCTGACGCTTCGTAGAAAGCAAAATTTGCGTCAATATATGAATTATGAACAATACTTTCATCTTTGAAAATTTTTAAAATATTTGGAAATGTTTGTTCTTTTAACGGTCTACAATAGTCTCTTCCTTTCCACGTAATTCCCTGCTTTTCAGCTTCTTTAAGTAATTTCTCGTTCTCTTCTGGTGTTCTAACAAGCACGCATGTATTTCTTAAATCAATCATCATAATTCCCTCCTGTAATCTCATCAATACATTTATTCCAGCCGATCTTATAGCTCGGCGGTTTGCCTCCTGCTTTGAAATACTCGCCGTTATAAATCCCAGTTACTTTCATTTTCTCCGGCAATGGTTTCAGTGGACACCATTCAGGTCTAATACTCAAATCTGTAATATCTCTATTGTTTACTCTACAGAACGGGTGATGCACTCCGCTGCGTAAAACGCATAAAGCACAATATTTTGGCGTATTTATCACTAATACTGATTTACTCATCTGATTCCTCCTGTGATAATCCTGGTCGGTCAAAAATATTGCCAACCACTTCAAAATGTTTCGTGTCAAACTCATTGAGATACTGTCTATCTGTGCTATTAGCTTCGCGTGTTACAAATCCGGCAACGCCCCATTCAACGGTTTCATATGTCGCATCTTCTGGGTAGGATTCGTCCAAATGAGCCATCAGAATATCATTTTCCCAAATTTTCTTCCCATTCTTGTCGCAAAGTCCTGTAAACTGGCAGAGGGTTTCTGGGTCAACTTCAAGCCACCTAATTACAGGAGTGCAAAAACCTTTAAACGCATCAATACCAATAGATATACCGATGCCAATGAATGTCTTGCCCTTGCATTCCGCATAGCATCCCTCAATCCATTCGCCACTGCCATCCCGCTTTGCCTTGAAAAGAATTTCTCTCATTCAACTCACCCTCCTCTCACGATTTCGATTGCTCTATACATTGCATAATCATATATACCACTTTTGCTGTTCTTTGTTTCATCGTACATTTTTTCTACCACCCTATCAATGTTAAAAACTGTTGGCTGTCTATTAATACATTCAATAAACTCTTTTTGGTCTGAACTAATACTATTTCCAATATCCCACATTTTAATATATTCAATTAAATCGTCTGCATCTATTAACCGCATTTTTATCAACCTTTCTTAATAAAATCCAAATCAACTCTGATCACATCTGTTTCTATCGCTGAAAGACATTTCACTCGCAAATTGTAAAATGGCTTCAACAGTCCTGAACCGACATTAAATGTATCATAGGATTCCCAGTCTCTGCCGGGTTGACATATCTGGATTTTCTCACAACTGTCAGCACTTACGCCGATTGCCGTCAATAATTCAATTAATTTCATTTTTCGCTCCTCTTCTCAATCGCTTTTGCAAGGTCAGAAATGCAGTCGCCAATATAGAAAATTGCTATCATTGCAACATTAATATCTGATATTTTTGCACCTAGAATCCAACAAATAAATATAATTGCCAACCATACAAGGCACATTTTTTTATTCCTCCTCCCACATTCCCAATAACCGCATCCTCTCATACAGTACAGCGACGGTCTTGCGTCTGTATCCGTAGAAGTCTTTCGGGTTCATCGGGATATATCTTTCTTTGCTGATTTTCCTGTAACTTTTCCGGTGTAGGATATTCTCGATAACCATATCTGCTATCACCGTGTTCTTCGGGCAAGCTGACAAGGCGGCACCGGAAAGCAGGTATCCGTACTCTGCCGGGAAGTCTTTCAGCATCGTATTCAGTTTTTCAATGTCTTCTGCCGGAATACCGTAGTCTTTCAGTTTTTTATTCCTTGTCAGCATACCGTTCTCCTTTCTATTCGTCTGGGTGGTGCTTATCGTACAGTATGGCGAGCATGATCACTCCCCACGCACCAACATTAAGTCCGATAAATATTCCACATAATAATGTAATCATAGCTCATCCTCCTCGACATAATCTTCGCAATCTTCTGCATATTCATAACTGTCCATCATGTCACACCGGTTATCGCAACCGCCTTGTTTATCGCAGCAAATGCAGCACTCTGTTTCACCGTCCGGACATTCTATTTTACAATATCCCATTTAGTCCTCCTCTCGCATGATTTCCTTTACGCATTTTCTACAGTAACAGCCTTCAAGTCCTTCTATTCTGTACAGGAAACACATCCAATTTACGTTCCAGATCCCCTTGTCATTGCACCTCTTGCAACTACCTTGCCCCTCGCCTTGGCATTGCGTTATTTTCACCATGTTTAATCCTCCTTATATGGTTCTGGCAGTGGCATCCATGCTGTGACTTTCCAATACGACCTAGCACCAGTTAGTTCCCAGCGCTTCAACTTTCTTTGAAATTTTGCATAGGTTGAACGATATATTCTTCCGTCCATGCAAGTCACTTGATACGTACCGCTTGCTTCTGGTAATCCCTCACTGACCGGAATCCAACCATTTTCTTTCTCATCTTGTTCCAGATCGTCTTGAAGCTGTTCTATCATTTCCAGAACACCACTTGCCAAAATCATCTGGTGGTCATCCGCAAGTTTCTTCATGAAATCATGATAATCCGATAATCTGTCTTTGATATGGCTCATACTTCCACCTCCTCATAAGTTTCTCTGAATATATCTGGCTTACACGGATAAAATTCACCGCAAGCACCGCGGATGATATAATCACCAATATTCGCCAAATGTTCGCCCTCAAGCGTCTTAATAACCAGACCGCCTGGAACCTTCCAATGGTCAATATAGAAATTCTTACCTTCTGCCGACATGTACTGGTCCGTACACTGATAGTCCGTCAGGAAATCGAACATTTCTCGATGATTTGTACCAGTCCACTGTACTGCATCAATTACAACTGGTTTCTTTCTGTACTTCATACAATCACCTCACTATCCTCTGGCTCTTCATTAAGCATTTTATATATGCGGCCAGAATGAAATGCCTTTCTTAATTTTTCATAATTAATTCCAGTAAGATCTGAAATTTGAGAAATTGTCATTGGCTTTCCTTTGAATTCTACAATCAAATTATTTCTTTTATTATTTCCTTGTATTTTTGCATCCACCCATCTACAGTTGTCAGGCGAATATCCATTATTATTATCAATGCGATCAATCGTTAAATTGTCTTGATACCCATTCTCTGTTGCCCATTTATAAAACATCATAAAATCATGCCATTCTTCACAAACATATATTCCACGACCGCCATAATCAATATATTGTGGGTGATCTTTGTGCTCGCATCTATATTTCATATTGCGCCAGATGTTATATATCCTTGTATGCCTTAATCCGTGTCTTATAGCTTTTTGCCTTGCAATATCAACGCTTAAGCAACCGCACGATTTTGTTCTTCCTATTTTGAGCGCGTATGCTTCTACGGTTTTTGTGTTTCCGCAATCACATTGGCATATCCAATATGTTCTATTGGTATCGTCCGTTTTTTTTCGCTTTATTACTGTTAATCTCCCGAAACGTATTCCTGTTAGGTCTACAAACTTACTCATATTTCATTTTCTCTTTATCCTGACTTCTGATTAACATTTCGCGTCCTCCTCATCACTTATTCTCCTGTTCCACTGTTCTACGGCTTCTTCCTCTGTTTCTCTCCAGCGTTCCACCATTCCATCGCATTCTGTACAAGCTACAAGATATTCTTTTTTTGAATCGTTATATTCATTAATCAGCATTTCTGCCTTTCCTCCGCAAAACGGACACGGTTTTAATGGTTTTAATTTATCCATTTTCCATCCTCACTTTCCCCATGTAAGCAACTGACACGCTATTGTGCAGTCTTCCATGATTTTTAAATAAAATCTTTGATATTCATTTGTGGGTTTCTTTCTAAAACAATCATTTCATCTTTAGCTCTCTGATAGAAATTTCTATCAATCTCAAATCCATATGCGTTTCTGCCAAGTTCCATGGCTGCTCTCAATGTGCTGCCGCTTCCGCAGCATGGGTCAATCACTACATCGCCAGGATCAGTAAATATTTCAATTAATCTTTTTAGAACTGCTATTGGTTTTTGTGCGGGATGAATTTTAGGAATATCCTTTCCGTCTTTTTCCCACTGAAACCAGTTAAAAACCATCTTTTCAGTGCCTCGAATAGTCTTTCCGTTTTCATCCGTCTGCGCTCCATTTCTGAACTTTGGAAGCTTATTTCGGTAAAATACAAGTGCGTATTCTGTAGCCCCTACCACACGCATGTTAGCTTTTAGTACCTGTGGGCTGTAGTTTTTAATAAACACAAGCGGTATGTAATGAACAAATCCATGTTTCGCAGCAGCATTGATCAGAGTTTGAATTTGCTCAAATGAACAAAATACGATCATACACGGTGCGTCTGAACTTCTTCCTCTTACCCCTGCCTTTTTAGGCTCTTTCCTCAACATCTTTGAACAAAAATGAAAATATTCATACAAATTAAAGTTGAAATCAGAGTTGAAAGCTGCTTTTCCAGCTAATTTACTTTCGCCGTTCTTATTATCTCCGCCCGTGTACCACATTGGATTACTGCCATAAAAATTGTTTCCAACATTGTAAGGTACATCCGCAATTACAAGTTGTGCTCTTGGAATTGCATATTTTTTATAATTCTGCATAGAATCACGATATATTTCACATTTTAAATTCATTTTTTTCTAAGAAGCCCGGTATACCCTTGCCCCGGCCGGAGGCTGGCTCCTTTCTGTATTATTTGTTATTATTTAGCTCTGCATTGGTATTCCTATTCAATTTCATTCAACATCATTCTTAATTTTCCGTAACATGGACAAATCCTTGTGTTATCGAAAATATCTCGCAGCAACACACAATGCGGATAAATCGCATCGACCTCATAAATGCGTTCCACTTTTTCCTCTCCGCGTTCTGTATACTTGATACGATTCCCTTCGCGGATCCCGTATTTTTCTGCCAGATACACTCTCAATTCTTGAATCGTTATGGCATTATTCCTCATCTGAACATCAACTCTCATTTTTTCTCCTAAAAACCGATTTTATCTTCACCATCGAGGATTTCTTCATTCTCATCGTCAAAATCGAAATCTGGCGTTTCTTCTACATCAGTTACTTTCCATTTCAACATGTTCTTTCCCCGCTCAACCAGTTCTGCCCTCTGCTCTTCTGTCAGTTTTCTAGGGGCTCGTAAATTTGGCACGTATTTTCTCGGAACATGAGCGAAAATCGAGCCATCTTTGTTAATTGCGATAACCTTCACATCTTCCGGGTTTTCTTCTTTCAGTTTAAGCGTTCGATTCTTTAAAGTACTTCCGTTGTACGCCGATACCTCAGCATAATCACTTCCGCGTATCCATGCGATACTACATTCATTGCAATTTTCTGCCATTATTTTCCCTCCACTTTTAATATTTTTCTCAACTTCGATGTGAGTAAGTCAAACTGTGCAAGCATGTCTTTGTCCTTATGCTTTCTAACAGTGATATCGTCTTCCGAATCATCCAGGTAATATTCACCATTGATAGGCTCTCTATAGTCTATTTTTGATTTGAAGTCCCACCCGGAAAGGCTGAACCTTTCAACAGCTTCTTTCCGGGTAAGCGTATCTACGAACGTCCCATCCAAGGTGTACAGATCGTAAAGCTTCATCTTTCACTCTTTCTTACCAGCCGGTATTTTCTGTGAGAATTGCTCCCCGAAAATTCAATCAGTCCATCATCCGCAAACTGGCGTAAATGCCTCTGGACTGCACTGGGGCTTAAGTCCAATTCCTCAGCTATCGTTTTAATCTGTGGCATTTCGCCTTTGCGTTTTTCGTATTTTACGATGAAATAATAAATATCTTTACGATTCTGCTCGTATTCCTTATGTTTTCTGCTCTCTATTTCACGTATAGTCATTTCTCGTAGTTCCTTTCATCAAGCATTTCTCTAAATTTCTCAAAAGCTTTGATTGAAGTTTTATTGTGCTGCTTTTCTGGCTTCAGGGTAATTTGCAAATGAGTATCAATGATATGTGATAAATCACGGGCCAGAGTTTTCTTGCCTTGTTGGATGCCATCACGATATCCTTTTGCCGGTCGGTAATCAGCAATCTTTTCTTTCCCTTCATCCTGTCCACCGCCAGTCTTGTTTTTTACAATCCACCCGGCATCAATGGCTTTTTGGATGTATTCTCGTTCTTTTTCATCAAGCTGTGATACCGGACAGTGAAAGAAGTCAATCTTGTAACCGCTCTTATTCTCTTCCGAATACAGCCCATGTGCTTTCATGGAACGATCAATATGTTGCTCGTATCCTGACATGTGTTGTGCCAGTCTGGTAAGAAGTTTTACTGACTGCCCGATATATCCATGAGTTTCGTTACGCCAGAGTATATATATTCCGGTTCCTTCATCCAGTTTCGGATTTACTTTCAGAAGTTTCTTCTTATTGCTCGATTCAATGGCTTTCGCCTGTCTGAATTTCTTGTAATCCAACCGAAGCTACATCCTTTCAAGCTGGTCTACGATTCTTTTGCATCTGTCCTGCACGTCTTTTAACGACTGGAACTTACACTCTTCATTTGTACTTTCCCACAGGCCTTTCATTATCGAAAAGCTCATTTTGAAGTCTGGATCATCTCCGAAATACTGCTTTGCAGTTTCGATGTCGTATCCGTCACCGAAATGCGCACAGTCGAATCCGATCCACCATGTATCCTCATCATCACAGCAATTCAGCTTAGATTCAGAATAAGTGATTCCACCATGGCATCTGATTGAATCTAAATTAGCTCCGTGCTTGGCTAACTTATGTGTTTTCGGGATTCCAACATATCCGCACCGGTATGCACCAGGCATGAACAAGACTACACATGGATGTCCTTTGTAGTTGAATCTTTTTTCTAAAACTGGTTTCATATAATCACCTCCTAAAAGTAATCATCGTCGTTGTAATCTGAATCATCATCGTATTCATTTTCGTAATACCCGTTTTCCATAATTCCTTTGAATGCAGATATTGCTTTTGCGAACCTGCCACGCAGAACCTGTTCTTTCTGTTCGAGATCATCAATAACTTTTTTTCTTTCTTCGATCTCTTTTAAAAGCCCTTTGTTCTCTTCTTCAAGATTATATCTGGAAATGCGTTTCATGGTCGTTGGGTCAAGTTTTACCGCTTCTTTCCCTGTTTCAAGATATATAACAGTTGGTTCATCCATCGATCGAATAAAACGCCTTTCGTCATCATCTAAAAATGTTGCTTCAAGCATCTGTTTTTCTGGCTCTTTGAGCATAAAATGTGTTACACCAAAACACATCATCTCTTTGTCGTCATAAAAAATAAGTTGTCCTTTTCCCATGATTCACCTCTCTTAGCTAAACGGTAAATCCGGATCGTAAGCCGGTTCAACAAATGTGTCACTTGCCGGTGCTGACGGTGGAACTGCGCCGATGTTTTCAGACCGGTTACTTTTGCCCTTGCTTTCCACAAACTCATGTGTTTCTACCAGACAGTCATTTGTGTAAATCTTCTTTCCATCAGTGTCCGTATAGTTTCCGGTCTGCCAGCTGCCGATGACTGCAATTTTCATTCCCTTATACAGGTATTTTTCAGCAAACTCTCCATTTTTACCAAGCGCAACACAATTTATGAAATCTGCTTTCTGCTCATTATCTTTACGATACTGTCTTTCTACTGCAAGAGTGTATCTGGCAATGGTTATGTTATTGGTTCCGGTACGTATGTCCGGGTCTTTCACTAATCGACCGATCAAAATTACTTTGTTCATGCTATTTCTCCTTATAAGCTTCCGGCATCGGCATCCACGCCGAAACCGTGTATTTTATCTCTCTTCCGACTCCAACATCTGCCCATTCGCCGTTTCCAATGTATCTCAGAGATGTTGGCCATTCAGCGCCCTTGATTGTTACCGTGTACTGCGGAAGTTCCTCGATATCAACATCTTCGTCTGGCTCCGGCGGTAACATTAATTCTGTTGGAATCCATTCAATCACCGGATTATAGGAAGTGAAACATTCCTTTGCCTTTTCCAGTGCATCGTTCCATCCTCTGTCGTACAAACTGGATATTGGAGAGATTTCCTTTTTGATTTTGTCCAGAACATTAATTAAAATCTGCATCCTGTCACTCCTTTTTATCCTCGTAAAAACTCAAGTAATCAAACCACTGGTCTTTGATAAAATGCCCGATGATTTTTACTGAACTTCCCCATCCCTTTGTTGCGACCCGAACATGCTTTCCTTTTAAATCCACAAGATCTTCAACGCCAACTACATCCATAATTCGCATGATTGCTTCCATTCCGGAAGCAGAACCTTTAAATTCTTTGGCTCCCAGATATCCATGTCCAAGAACATAGCCGCCGTAAACGACTCCCCATCCGCCACCGTTCAGCGTAAGATCAAGTGAAAGTACTCCGTGATCTCTGAAATTTAATGATACATTTGTAATCTCAGCGTTTTGAAGCTTATATCCATCCGCCAGTAAAAGTTCTTCTGTCCATTCTTTCAATTTTATTCCTCCTCGTAATCATTACAGTACAGCGATCCGTAATCCCAAGCTAATGTGCAGCAATTACGAAATCTGCATTTGCTACAATCTGTCATTTCCATATCCCCTTCTCCTTTCAAAACGGAAACAAATTCAAATCAACTTCCAGTCCAGCTCGTCCAATCTGAACCAGAACATCATCCCCAACAACTTCTTTGACTTCTTTAAGCATTTTTTCAGTATCCGAAGCATCACCGCTCAAATGTACAAGCGTTACCGTTTTAAGTGATTCTGTGAGATTTTCCTTAATGAATTGCTTACAAGTTGACAGAGAACAATGTCCTGTGATCTGGTGCTTCCACTTCGGGTTGTTTCTGTCTATCAGTTCCTCGCAGTAATTACAACCAATAACCAAGTGATTAAGTTCCATTGATTTGAATTTGTACCGGCAATGCTCAAAGTCTGTCAGGTAAAGAAGCTTTCCCATTTCCTCATGTTCCACTAGATACCCGAAGTTCGGGCACGGCTCTTTATTTGCAGATGTATGCGGCAGGCTGAACGGAACTGCGCTGAACGAGCCGATTTTGAAATATTTCTTTTCAGCAACAGCTTTTATAGTTCCGTCCGTTATGCCTAAGTTATTGATTGTTTCTTGCCCGGTATAAACTGCGATTCCGGCGTTCATGATTTCACTAATAGCTTTAGTGTGATCGCCATGGGTTAACCATGCTCATGGGTAAGTAAGCATCCTGAAACGCCTGATATTTTGTATGAAATTCCTTTCAAAATCTTTGAATATCTACATCCACAATCCAAAAGCAAGATTTCTCCCGATTCAGATTTCAGTGCATAACAGTTTCCTGAATGGCTACCTGTATTTATTACTCGCATGAACACTTCAAATCACCTCACTTTCAAACTTCCATACAAAACCTCCGGCTGTTTTTCTTACTTTTCCCGGTTTATATTCGTTTTTATTGGCGACTTGGAGTATATTTCTGGAGCATATACCAGTAATGATTGACGCCGCTGTTGCGTTCGGAAAAGAGGCTAAATAGTTGCCATCCGTGTCATACATATATATTGTTTTCGGACGTTCGTACTGGTTGTAACGGATTATTCCCGTTTTTACCTGCGGGAACATTTTGGCAGTCTCTTTTCTATGTTCTGACGGATGCACTATTTTTAAGTTAGTGACCAAGTTGTTCTGCTTATTACCATCTATATGATGCACGTGGTATCCTTTTGGTATTTCTCCTATGAAGTGCTTAGCAACTAATGTATGTATTCTAGCTGTATGGCATTTGTTTCTTTCATCATAAAGATTTACTGTAAAATACCATCCGTTTTTATTTTTATTTGACATTATGTGCCCGTTCAAATCTCTCCTAAAGCTTTTCAGCCTTCCCATATTTGAAATTTGATATAACCCTTCAAATCCATCAATCCATTTCCACTCTTCTTCTATAGCTCATCGCCTCCATAGTTGTGTCCAAAACATAGTTGCCTTTCGTACTTCCTGCTGAAATTACTCGTATGAGCACTGGAATCACCGCCTTTATTTTATAATCCCGATACATTTAAAGCTGCGGCAATTTCTTTGATGCTATCTCTTATTTTTCGCGGAAGAACGTAGTCTCCATTTCCGTTTTTTAAATCCATTACATTGGGAAGATTTTCTCTAAGAAGTCTTAATTCGTATCTTCCCAAGAAAGTCGATTCCAATTTTGTTTTTCCTTCTTTTGGAAGAATGAATATTGGCTTGTTTGAAATATGTGCATACATAAGCATACTCATTGCCTCTTTCGCCTGTTCTTCTGTTGAGTAAGCAGCCATAATTGTTCCTTTTTCACTGACATCTGGAATGTATGCTCTTATGATATTTTCAGTTCTGCTTAATGAAGCATTTTCGTATGGGATATCAATATCTCCCGTCTGACTAATTAATCTCATTTCATTCTCCTTTCAATTTCCAAATCCATACTGTGGCATAATTTAATACAGTTTCCATGAAGCATATGATTCCTACATGCTCCATATTTTTCGTTAAATTTTTCCACTGGCATCTTTTCTTCGTTTACTGCACGAACCCATCTACGAACCTTTTTCTGAGTATTTCTTTTTCTGTCACCACGTAATTTTCTGATATATTTTCCCTCATCAGTCACGTAATGGTGGAATCCAAGATAACACAGTCCCATTCGGAACGGTACAATTTGCGATTTTGGGTTCAATTCCAGCCCGAGACTTTTAACCATCATTCGAATTGCTTCAATAATTTCTCTGGCGATGTCTTTTGTTTTGCACAACACATAAAAATCATCGTTATATCGTCCATAATATGGATTTCCAAACTCAATCGTTATCATCTGATCTATCGAATGAAGTAGTAGCAATGCATATTTCAGGTTGACCTGGTTCCCTAATGGCAGTCCTGGATTTCCTGTGCTATCAATAAATAAATGATTCAGCCAGATTGCAAAATCATCATCAAAATAGTAGTCAAGTACGTCTTTCATTATTTCATGATCTATGCTGTAAAAATATTTATGAATATCACATTTTACAATCCATCCATTTATTCCATTCTTTTCATAGAAATCCAACATCTGCTCCTTTAAACCGTCCATTGCCATATGTTGTCCTTTTCCCTGTTGTCCAGCGGTATTCCATTTAATCAGAATTTTTTCAAGCTTCGGTGTCAGAATGTAATCAGAAAAGCATCTCTGTACTACTTTATCCTTAAATACACATGATTCTATCGTTCGCTCTTTTGGCTCGTGGATTTGAAACTTATTATATGGATTTATGGTATACGTTTGGCTTTCCAACTGTTCTTTTAGAAGGTGAATGCCTTCAAGAGATAAATTAGAAAACCTTGCAGTGCCTGAGTTAAATTTTTTACCGCTTTTAACCTTCTTGTAAGAACGATATAAATTTTCAAAACTTGCCACAATATCTTTATCCATTTAATTTCTTCCTTTATATTTATCCATTCCGGAAAGGTTATGCATTTACTTGTATCTTTACTGATTTCAGCTTTGCGCTTACTCTGTCTGCCTGTGATCCAGGTTGGGCGAACACCGTTACTGTTGTTGTAGTTATTGCTGTTGATGTTGCCGGAAGGCGAAACAACGGTATTGCAACGCATAACCCAAGTTGTTACCTGTTTCTGTCTTTTGTTCTCCATGAAATAGTCATGTACTTTATATCTTTGACCATTTGCGACCATGACTCCATTCCACCGGAGTTGATAATTCCTAATTCATATGAAAGTTCTATAAAGTACATCAACTCATCACAATGAGTAATGGCTTTCGTTTGAAGCTCTAATCGTTCTCTTTTATAATCTTTCAGATCAGTTCGGTTGGCTTCAAAAAGCAGTTCGTAGATTTCTAATGCTTTATTTTGCATTTTATCTACAAGTGAAAACCTGTATTTCTTCGGGTATCGTCTGGCATTGCTCGTAACTATTAATGTATGCTTTGCAAGCTGCTTAGCTTTTGTTATTACCTTTAAATCTTCGTTTGCCATTAATCATCACTTCCCAATTCAAAGATTGAAGAAGAAAAGATACAAACCGGGCGAACACCGCAACTGCCGTAGTAGCGATCGCCGCAGATGAGGCCGGAAGGCGAAACAACGGTAAGTGTTGAATTGTAATCATTTACTGGTGTACTCCATGGCGTAATCAACCACCACCATTTCGGCATGTTCGGCAGTAATTTACGATATTTCCGGTACTCATCCACAGTCAAAAGTGAAATCTTATCTTCGCAATGTCCGTATTCTGTCTGCCCGTCCAGAGAAAGTAAATCACGATCAAATCCAATGACTGCATCCTCTCCTAATTCGTCCTCAATCTTTTTCAAGAATTTAGTGTTTAATTCTTCTCGAAGTTTACTTGAAATCCAGTTATTTGAATCCGAATCAAATGCTCTTTCTTTTCCATCGAATCCATTCAAAACGGCAAAATATCCTTTTTCTGTCTTATCCAAAATCATCCATTCCATTCCGGCGATTTCTACTGTTTTACCGATTTCCGGTTTTTCCATATGCTGCTTTTTATATTCAGCAAATTCTTTGTTGATCCGGTTTAATTCATTTTCAAAATATTTCAGATTTTTCTTCATTTTCATTCCTCCACTTTAGATACAAAGAGATTGGATTTTAAGATACAAACTGGGCGAACACCGTTACCGCTGCCGCAGATACCGCTGTAGACGCCGCCGGAAGGCGAAACAACGGTAAGCGCATATTTCCATCCTCTTTCCACTGTGCTCCATGCGGAGCAAGTCCAATAGGAATCATCCAATTCATCATTTGGCGTCAGTTCTGTGTATTTACGCGCTTCATCAAACGTCAGTGGTCTAACTTTGCATTCCGTTTCTCCGATTTTCTGTCCATCCACGGTAATCAGATCTGATATGTCAGTTTCGATATTCTCTTCTCCAAACTCTTCTTCAAAATCTTTCAGGATTTCAGTATCACAGAGTTTCTTCAAGGATGATTTGTTATAGTCAGTTGTATCATCATCAAATTTCACATTCTCTTTCACGAATCCGAGTGAAATGATCTTGGTATGCTCTGTGTACTGTTCCAAGACCTTGTATTTTCGCTTTCCGGTAGTCTGGAAGATATCTCCCGGATTAAGCTCGGATAATCTCACCCTGCATGATTTTTCCTGTTTTTCCAGAAGTTCAACCAGTTCCTTTGCTTTTTTTAAAATTTCGTTATTGTTCATTTTTGATACCTCCCTATTTTGCTGTAAACGTAATCAACAAGTTAATAACGTTGAGAATAACCAGTGTAATCATCATCGGCAATGTTTCTTTCTTTGCGAACGCATAAACTGTTGCAATAATCCATGCGATAAGTGAAATTGCAAACATGACAACCAAACACGAATGAACCATATCACATTTCCTCCTGTTTCATAAAATCCGGAATCTCTGGTTCTTTGCCTGCTGCCGGGACCGGTTCTTTCTCTGCTGTCTGGACAGTTTCTGCGACCGTTGGCTGCTTCGGCTGTTCCTCGATTGCCATTGGCTCTGGGATAAATTCTTCGGTGTTAGCGTTCTGCTCGATATCATATGCAACATCAGCTGCAAAAGCGTCATCTTTTGAAACTGTTTCTGTATCATTGTCTGCTTCCTGTACAAAAACATCACCATGAGTGTTGATGATCTGCTTTAAAGCACGATTGACAACAGTTTTCTTCGCCATCTGATCAGTGAATTTCTGGTGTGTGCCATTCCCATTTTCCTTGTATCCGAAGCCCTGTGACCAAGATTGTTTAATCTGTTTGATATTCATTACTTCCAGATGTTTCGTTCCATCTTCCATCAGTACAACTGCGTACGCTCCAAGGATTTTTTCATTATCAATGTTCATAAAATCCTGTTCGTGAGAATCCAAAACCTTATTTCCATCTTCAATATGATATTTGAATTTATCTCCCTGGTAGATGATCTCCGCGTGAATATCTTTCATTCCGTATCTTCTGGCAATCGTCATGTTTCCGAAATATGATCTCTGAAACTGACACTGACCGCTGTAAGCGATGAAATACCCCTGCTTCTTCTGCACCGAAAGTCCCAGTGTCGCCATGTTCATAAGACTGTTTGCGATGCTAATCTGGCTACAAGACTCCAGAATTGGTTTGTTATTCCTGTCTTTTGTTTCTTTGAGCACCAAATACGCTCCCATAAGTGCATTGCTGAGATTGTAGTCTTTTGGAAAAGAAAGACCATATTTACATTTTTCTTCAAGCTGTTTTGTCAATCCGTCAATAAACTGATTGTTAATCACAACTGCTGCCTGCTGTTCTCCTGCTGTTGCTACCTGTGTTTTGTTTGCCATTTTAATTCTCCTTTTCTTTTCTAATGATTTCATTGCTTTTCTACACCATTGTATTGCTTTTCCTTGACTTGCCATTCATTTGCGATCTCATCAATGCGCTTCTATTCCACAGCTACGCCTATCGAAGCTCTTCCTTTGCGAATCTGTTCGAATTATTTTTAAATATTTTTCACACTTAACTCCCCATCTGAAACCTTCAACAGAATCATCTGTGTATCTAATCCTGGAATCCTGTCCGAATTTACACTCTCGGTATCGTCAACCCAAACCGGAAGCCGTAAGTCGTTCATCTCCTGCAACCCCATCACAAGGTCAATGTCGCAAAGAATCCGGTCGCTGTGGTTCAGACCGTTTGCATAATCAATACCGTTGCAAATCATCCGGCAAGTTTCTATTGGTTCTCCATCCTGCGTGTAGTCAAGGAACTGGAACTGGAAGTGTTTGAAGTGCGGATTAATCACTGCTGCCAGTGCCTTATTCTTCTCAATGGAATACTCGGTCAGCTGATCCACTTTCTGCTGAATATTTGCCTGCTTCTGTGAAAGCTTTTTCTGCTCTTCCTGCAATGCTTCAAGGTTATTAGCTTTTTCCTCAAGCCTTGCGGTCTGAGTCTTAATCTTTGCTTCAACATCTCTGAGCTTTGCTTCCAGAGAATGACGGTTGTTGCTTAATAAAATCCTGTCATTTTCGCCGTTTCCAATGTCATTGATACTTTCTTCCAGTGCTGAGATTTTGTTGCAAACTGCCTTGTATTCTTCATCGCCAGACATATCCGGTTCTGGAATCGGTTTCTCTGCTTCCTTTTCCGTTTCTGCGATTTCAAGCGCCAGAGATGTGATTTCTTTCTTAGTAGCTTCGATAACTGTTTCTGCTTCTTTCTTAGTTTCCTTCGCCATTTCCAATCCCTCGGAAGCTTCATTGCCGTCCTCAGTGATCTGCTCCAGTTTGGTGCGCTTATTTTTCTCGAACTGCTCTTTCTCTTCTAGTTTTTTAGCAATCCTGGACTGCTTATTAAACTCAAACTTGCGCTTCGCAGCTTCCACCTGTTCTTCCGGAAGTGCCTGTCCGCATGTCGGGCAAACAGCTGCTGCCAGATCAAACTCTTCTCCACGGATTGCAGTAAGTTCGGTATCGCCGTCCCACTTCTCTTTTAATGCTTCCGTATATTTCTTTTTAGCCTGTGCCAATGCTGCTTTGTGGCGTTCAATTCCTTTATTAGCGTGTTCCAAATCCATTTCGGCAAGCCTTAATTTGTTCTCGGCATTTTTCTTGTCGGATTTCAGCGTATATAATAAGGAAGTTATTCTGTCGTGTTTTTCTCTGGCTGTTTTACCAGCTTTCTCAACCAGTGCGTCACGTGAACGCTTCAGTCCTGCCAGTTCAATAGAAATCCGGTCGTATTCCCTTGAAGCATCGCAGAGTGCTTTTTCCTGCTTCTCGTTTTCTTTCAGCAGATCAAGAAGGTCGTCCCTCTGCGCTGGAAGTGTTTCATCACATTCAACCTGTCGGCTCTGCTCTTTTCTGATCTGCTTTGCAATATCCTCAACATCTGACTTGGCTTTTCTCAGGTCTCTTCTGCGGGCTTTTAAGATTTCTTCGATAGAATCTCCTTCCACGCCTTCGTTCTTTATCCATTCATATTCCGGATGCTCTGCTCTGAACTGTGTTTCACTGAATCCAGCTATTCCCCCCAGTGTTTCCCTTGCTTTTGCTGTTGCTTTCTGGATCTCATTCAAAAACACTCTGGCGTTGCTGCACATGGCAATCGTATCGGGGTCGGCAATCCTTTTAAGAATCTCCATATACTCGGTTTTGTTCCGCTTAATTCCGTTGACGTAATATTCAACCGTATTGGATGATTTCCCTTTTTTGGTCTTTTTCTGGATAACGTACTCCGTTCCGTCAACGTCAATAACCACTTCTCTTGCCACCGGATCATCAATTTCTTCACCGTCAACCTTTCGGCGGATATTGTTCGGAAGTGTTCCATCTGCCAGTTTTCCGGTCAGGACATCAAAATATGCGTCCATCAGAGAAGTTTTGCCCTGTCTGTTTCTTCCGGAAACTTCTGTTCTTCCTGCGAAATCAAATTCTCTTGCTTCAAATTTCTTATAGTTTTCAACGCTGAGTTTTTTCAAAGTTACCTTTTTCATCTTTGATTTCCTCCATCTCCATTACTGAAACTTCGTATGCTGTTTTTCTAACATAGGAACCATCTGACTGCTTCTTCCAATAGTCACGGCTCTGCATACGTCCCTTTAATTTAACTTTTGTACCTACTTCCCATTCAGAAGCTTTCACCGCCAGGTCTCTCCAACAAATACAGGAGATGTATTCTGACCGCTTGTATCCATTAATTGCCACGCAAACTTCGCAGATTGTCTTTCCTAATGGCGTTTTTCTCAGCACCGGCTTCTTGCAAATGTTTGCAGTCATTTCTACCGTATTCACAAGAAGCGTCCCTTCTGTGCTGACATCGTATGCTTCCAGATACATGTACTTTTTCTCTTGGTGATCCGCTCTGACCCACTTGGAACGGATTCTTCCCGAAACCTTTATCCAATTCCATTCCCGGAACGTACCTTTGAGTCTGTTCGGGATCTCAACAATGATATCGTCCGGTGTTCCGCTGAACCGATCACTTCTGACGACTAGAAAGCTTTTGCCCTTCCTTGGCTTAAATTTGACTTCTGCCGGATCAGTTACGAATCCGGTCAGTGTTGCTTTGTTTAAATCTTGCATTTTTGCTTTCTTTTTCCTTCCTTTTAATGTCGTGTACGAAGTCATTGATTTTTAGCATCACTGCCAGCCCGGCTGTACTCATTAAGATGTAATCCAATGCCAGAATCGTGAGTGCGTCCAAATTAGTCACAGCCCAGCATACTGTAAAGAACACGATTGCCAGACCAGAAACCCCGAACACTGCAAGCCCCTCTAAGTAAGTTCTCATTTTTTTCCTTTCCCCAGCAATCCCATTGCCAGCACTGTAGTCAACAGAGCAATGATTGCCAGATCTTTGTTCCTTGCTTCCTTCTCAAGGTCTTTGATGATCTCAGAAGCAAGTGTTTTGCCAGTTTCCTTAGTGATTTTAGACATTAAAAATGCCCTCCTGTGTTTTTATTTGTCAAATACAGGAAGGTGTGATATAATCAACCTGTATTTAACTTACTCAAGCTAAGTTAGATACGTGCTCCGGTTGGTGTTCCTGCACCGCCGGGGCTGCTTACAACTTAAATGCCTAACATGGCAGCCAGAACGTTTTTGTCGACGTAATCGCTATCCGAAGCATCAAGATAAGCTTCAACAGCTTTCAATCTGCCTGCCAACAGGGCATATTCTTCTTCAATGGTCTCCGGGATAAAATCCACGGAGCTTTCTTTTTCTACAGCCATCAATTTTCTTCCTCCTTTTCACAGTATGGACATGGGGCATTAAGTAACAGGTTGTTCAGCACCGCTTTTACAGATACAAAGTTTTCCTCCATATCACGTAATGCTTCGCACACATCATAATATTTTCTGCTTCCTTCAGTCGTTGTGATGCCGACGCATATCGTGCGATACGTCCCCAACTTTTCACTGCTGAAAACCTTACATTCAAAGCACACACACGCTTCTGGAACTGTGTCCTGTGCTTTCCGGCACATTCCGTATAAGGTATCAGCATAAAGGTTAAATTTCTCTGCTTTCGTCATTTGTCCGCTCCCATCCCGGCGTTTACCGCCTTGAAGATCATCTGTTTTGTTTTTTCCTCTCCGAACGCTTTCGAAAAGGAACTGTAGGTACGAGATATGATCTCCGAAAGATCGTGGATGACTTCATTTCCCGCACCGTTGATTGATACGTTTCCTTTTTCACATTTAATCATCTGATTTTTACCTCCTGATTGTGCATCTGATTTATGATGCTGCTATCTGTTCAATCACCGGAAGAATTCCGTTCTCTTTCAACGTCTCATAAAGAAAGATTCTTCCTTTCTGTGACCACATGGTATTCATCTTCACATCCGGTCTGCCATCTGATCTCACAATGTCAACTGTTTTGGAATGCGTATATCCCATTCCGTGATATTTACTGTATAATAACCACTGGTCGCTTTGCTTATACTGGATTCCCAGATCATGAAGGACTTCATTCATCCTTTTACCGGACATTCCATAATCTTTTGCAATCTGGGTGATTGTTACAAGCCCTGGATTATTCAAGATTTCATCGTAGTAGTCAGCTTTCGGTTTTAATTCTCCGATGATCTGATTTTTCATATTAACTTCTGTTGACAGCGACTTAACAGAGTCTTTCAGCTTCGCAATCGTCTGGTCCGCCATCTTTAATGCTCTGGCAAATACCTGTTCTGGCGTATTCCATGCTTTTTCAAGGTCGATGAGATACTGTCGGCATTCTTTTCCTTTTTCAGTTCTACTCATAAGGCAAATGTGTTTCGCCATATCTACTGATAAGGAATAGTCTTGCAATTCTCTAATCTGCACTCCACCGTTGTTCTGAACCTCCGTACCTGTAAGTACGCTGGTGTAATCCTCATTCTCAATAAATCCCTGAGAGTTTGTCTCAAACCATGCTGAAAATCGTTTACTGATTTCAAGAGATTTATGTAACTCTCTTGCTGATACAGTCGGTTCTTTGCCGTTGTAATTAATTGGTATTAATTCACTCATGTTTCTCCTTTCTGTGGTATACTCTCCTTATGGAAAGGAGGTGTTTGTTAAATGGTGTATTCTGGCTTTTGTGTAAAACAGAACAAGGATTATTTTGTCGAATTTACTCAAATTTCCGTTTCTTCTTTAGAAGATAAGAGCCCAAAATCTATTAACGGAAGATTAAAATGTAAATATGCCGGTTTTACAGGTTGTTGTAATCGTGCCAGTGATTGTTCAATTCTGCAAAATCTCAGCAAGTAATCCTCACGGCTCTCTGAAATATGGGAGCCTATTCTTTTGTGCTAAATTCAACAGGCATTTCCTGTCCTTTGAATTTGATGTTTTCGATTTCTCCGATGCCTTTCTGGTTCACCTGTAACAGTTTTAAATCTGTTGATAAATCTAAAGCGTTCAAATCAATGGAAAGTATCGGTATTGAGTTTCCAACCTCCTGCTTCAGTTCGAAGCTTCTTACTCCCTCAAGTTTGTGACCGTCCACAAGGATTTCTGTAAATACTCCCTGTTCTTGTTCAACCTGACGGATTTCGATTTTTGATGCTTTCATGTTTCTCCTTTCTGGTAGTAGCATTATTGCGACTTTTATTTAAAAAAAATATCTATCGCTTCGTCTTTACTGAGCGGAACTGCATTTACAATTCTATGGATTTCTCCAATTGTAAATTTATCTCCGCCGTCTTTGAGCTTTCTGTAAAACGTGGTTCTATCCATACCTATTGCATTTGCAACGGATTCTTGAGTATTGCCATGTTCAATGATTTTTCCCTTAAGCCTCGCTGTATTGACAACCATATTCTCACTCCTTTCTTGTAGTAGCATTATTGCGACTTTGTGATTATATATTACAACGTAGGGTCGCATTTGTCAATATATAAAATCGCATTTTTGCAATTATTTTTGTTGCATATTTGCATCATATATGATATTATAATTTCAGAAAGGAGGTGAACCAATGTCGGAAACTGGTGAACAAATGAAAAAAAGAAGAAAGCAGCTCAACATGAGTGCTGATGAGTTGGCTGAGAAATTAGGAGTTTCAAGATCAACCATATTTAGGTATGAAAAAGGCGATATTGATAAAGTGCCTGCTGAATATATAAAAGTATTAGCAAAAGCTCTAAAAAACACTTCGCCGGGATATCTAATGGGATGGGAAGAAAATTTAGAAACAGAAACAGACTTTATCCCAAAACTAATGTCCAACGCAAAAGCTGTCAAACATGTTAAATTATTACTCGAATTAAATGATACCGATAAAAAAAGTGTTTTCGACATGATTGAATTTCTTCACAGAAAAGGCAGGGATTAATTCCCTGCCTTTTTTCTTAATATCCCCATTGGTTCTTAAACGAAATAATCATATTGTATAAGAACTTCATAAATTTTTCGCTTTCTATCTTCTGTATCATATCAATAATTTCTTTCTTATAGTCCATAAAAACCCTCCCCGTTTGCAAACTACTGTCTACATTAAAGTATATGTTCGATTAGCAGATGGAATACCACGAATTTATGTTTGCATTATATCCTATAATATGTCTAATAAAGCGGAATAAATGGGATGAAATGATATTTCCACGAGGTAATTGCCAATGGTATACCGGAATATTTACAATCGCATAGAAATTATTCGTGATAGCAAAGGTAAAATCATTCCTCTTTGGAGCAAAATAAAATACAAGCATAGGAATATGCTGCATCTGTTTCGTGACATTTCTTTTGACTGTTGGTTGTCTGTGCATATGTTGTTCGGAACAAATGCTAGTACCTCTGTTTGTATATTCTTCTACGCATACCGGTGAACTGATGATGTAGTTGACGTATAATATAATTCCGATAATGGCCAGAATTTGTTTGAATGTTTTCATTGATAACACCTCGAATTTTATTATATTTCACTATACTACTTGTGCTTTAAATGATATAATATATACAAATTTTACTAAGGAGGATTTACTATGAAAAAGCATTTAAAATTATTAGCGGTGCTTGGTGTCACAAGCATTTTGGTTTCATCCACTTCTATCCCGACGTTTGCAGAAGACTTTGTTTTATATGATGAAAACGGAGTACACGTCGAAACAAAAGGCTTAACAGAGTCGCCATCAAAAGGAACCATTGGTTTGTATATCGAAAACAATTCTGATCTGAATTTAGGTATTGCACCTTACGCATATGCCATAAACGGCATCATGGCTGGTGGTGACCAATATGGTCTTAATTCTGCCGATGTTGCACCAGGTAAAAAAGCAAATTCTACTATAGAACTTACCAGTGCTTGGGAAAAAACCAATTTTTATAAAGATTATCAAATGGATGAATTGAGCAGCTTCGATATTTTGCTGTGGGCTTATGATAATTCAAAAAGCTTTAAAGCTTTCGATAGTGGTCAGGTGCATGTTGATGTAACTGGAGCCACGGAAACATCTTCACCTGTGTTAAGTAACGTTCAAAACATATATGATAAAGATGGTATTAGCGTTGATTTTGTATCATCAAAAGAGAACAGTTTCACGTTTTGCATCACGAATACAACTGGTCAGTATTTTGTTTACGATGTAGTTTCTGAAACTTATAATGACTTTACAACTTCCGATGTGAATTATGAACTGTGCAACAAATATTTGCTGAATAATTGTAAAACAATTATAACCTTAACTCCAACTGACGATTTCCTTTCAATGAACGAGATTTCTGAAATATCAAAAGTAGATTTCGCATTAACAATCAGACCGTTGGCTGAATATGAAGGTGAATATACTACAGATTTAATATCATATCAGAAGTAAAATATAATTTTCTCATATCTTTTATTTATGGACTGACTGCCGGATATTTAAGCACTTTTATTAACACAGGAGAGCAGCTTTGGTAAATTTCCGGCAATTCAGCCCATTTACAGTATTAAACTGCTGTAGTATAATATCTGTATAAATACTATCTACATTGTAAATTATACAACATTTCACCGTAAAAATTGGTAAATTGAATAAATGGTAGGTTTTCACATAATAAAAAAGGGTGTGATATAAATGCGAATAGCGATACTTGACGATAACCAGCTTGATATTGATTATTTCAAGGCAAGGGCTGAGTCATTTTTGAAGAAAAAGGGCGACAGAACGTACCAGATTTCAGAATACACTTCTGGTGTCCCTCTTGTGGATGATGTGAAAGACGGTGAATGGTTTGACTTGATCGTGTTGGACATCATTTTAAAAGACGGCGAAAATGGTATTGATGTAGCATATAAGTTACGTGGCTCTGGTTATTCCGGAAGTCTGATGTTCTGGACAGCTCATGCCGGCTACATGCGTGATGCTTTTGATGTTCAGGCAACACAGTATGTTATCAAAGGGCATGAAGATGGAAGGGTGTTTTCCGTAATTGATACTACACTTGGAAGATTGGAAGAACGGATGCTCACTGTAAAATTCAAAGGTGATTTCCACAGGGTTTTCTTTCGTAACATCGAATATATAGAAAGCCGTGGTCAAATGTGCATCATCCATTGCACGTGCAGGCATCAGTATGGTTTTTACCGGCGTCTGCATGAGATAGAAAAAGTTCTGGATCGGCGTTTTGTCCGGTGTCACCGCAGTTATATCGTAAACATGGATTACATCGCAAACATTGCATCTGACATCAAGATGATTTCCGGTGATATCGTTTCAATATCGCAGAACCGAAAAAGAGAAATAGAACAGATATATCAGGAATATCTCGAAGAATAAGAAAAGAGTCGGGTTTTTATGCCCAACTCTTTTCCTGACTGTCCACTCGTGCCGCTGCTAACAGCCCCCACCGGGAACATACAGCTCTTTCATCAATGCACGACAGAATCAGTCTGCACTATCAACTTGTGCTAGCCACACAGGGTACTATACATCATAAGTTCAATCCCTGTGCGTCTGTTGACAGTATAACCTGTTTTGAAGAAAAAATCAATCAGAACATCATTTCGGACAAAAGAAAAAGCCCCAAGGATTAACTCCAAGGGGCTTAATTCATCACTTAGTATTTGCTTTCATGTGCTCGATAACTGCTTTCCAGGTATCAATGCCGCAGGTTCCGTTCGCTGTCACACCAACGTTTTTCTGGAAAACTTTAAGGGAGTTGTATGTGTCATTCCCAAACTGTCCGTCAACTTCCACGCCCAGCATTGCCTGAAGCATTGCCACAGCTGTACCAGAACTGCCCTTTCTCAGAATCGGAAGTCTTGTCTGGAAGGTACCGGTGAGTGTTGCTGAAGGTGTACTTGCTTTTGCACCGGTGGTAACAGCGATAGCCACGTGGTGATTATCATTCAGGAGGATATCTCCTGCCTTTAGATAGTCACCAGATGTCAGATACTTACTATCCGTCAGTACTTTCGCACCGGCAGCCTTCATTGCGGCCCTCATGTTTCGTGTTGTCAGATAGATACTGACCGCTTTGAGTTTTGCGTTATTTAAGCGATACCCAGCTCCTTTGACGATAGCTGCTGTGCTCGCACTGCAATCAGATTCACAAGCTACCGTGATCTGCGCCGGATCGTAGTTACTTGCCTTTAAGTGCTGCCAGAACGAATACCGGTCATTGCTGTTTCCGGCTGTGCCCTGATCGTACCCGATGAGATTGTTCCGCGCCGCTTTTGTCGCCATGTCTGCGATCATGGATGCGATTTTGGTGTCATTGAATCTTAAGACACAGAGCCACGGTCTGCTGTACCAGTTCATGATCCGATACTCCGTACCAGTCTGATCTCCTGCTTTCCCACCTGCATATCTTCCATTCTCATCATGTCCGCAGTTACTGATTTTTACCATTTTAGTTTCTCCTTTCTGTGCTGTTCCTCTATAGTCCTTGTAGAACACATCCATGTCAACGTTGCCGCTGATTCCAGATACTTTTCCTTTGCTGGAATACTGCCAGCCAATTCCTGCTTTTGGTTTTACCCTTGTTTGCATTGTTCCATTATCGGGGTCTGGGTAATGTGCAATCCAGCACTCATACTTTCTGAGTGCGTCAGTCAGAACGCCGTTGTACCAGTCCAGATTGCAGTAGATACCGACCTTATAACCAGCTTTTTTCATCCTTGTCAGAAAGGCAACTGCAATGTTTTCGACTGCCTGTTTACCGAGTTTTCGCTGATTAGACCACTCGAGATCATAAAACATCGGAAAGTCCAGTCCTCGCCCGTTTAGTGCGGCGATCACATCTTCCGCCTCATCAATAGCCTGTGCCGGTGTCAGAGCGTATGAATATTTATATCCGCCGATAAGGATTCCGTTGCTCTTGCATCCCTTGTAGTTGTACTCGAATGAGCTGTCAACACCTGTTTTTTGATGGATTCTTAAAACGGCGAATTTGATGCCGGATTTAGCTACTTTCGCCCAGTACGGTTTTCCTTGATTGGATGATACGTCAATACCTTTAATTTCCAATTCTATCAACTCCTTTCATGATTTCATGAAACGTATTTATGGTGACTGTAACGTACAGATTCCTGCGCTACTTTTGCGTAAATCATAGTCGTGTCAAGTTTTTCATGTCCGAGCATCTTCTGTAAGTCGGTGACGTTCATTCCCCGTTCGAGCGCCATGCTCGCTGTTGTGTGTCTTATCAGATGTGGGTATAAGTGTCTGCCGATGCCGGAACGTTCGCCAATCTGCCGGACTATCTGCTCAATTTGCGTCTTTGTGATGCCCCGATATGGCTGACGGACGGTGGATATCACGCTGTCAGAATTGCCTTTCCGACTGAACCAATATTTCTTCAGAGCAACTTCGGCTCTGGCGTTGATATATGAGATCCGGTGTTTGCTGCCTTTTCCGAACAGGTGGACTTCCTTAGTCCGAAAGTCAATGTCAGCTTTCTTCAGAATCACCATTTCCGAAACACGGCATCCGGTGCTGTAGAACAGTTCCACAAGGGCTTTCTCTCGATAATCCTTGCAAGCATCCCGAACTAATTCCAGTTCGATATCGGACAATGGCTCACGTGGTTTGGCTTCAAACTTGATTGGATTTATTCGGCTACAAACATTTTTGGTCAGGTACTCTTCCTTGACGCACCAGTCCAGAAACGTATGAATAATAAGGCGTTTTCCGTCAATCGTCCGGTTGGTGTTGCCTTTTGCCGACAGCCCGAACAGATATACACGGATATCGTTTGTGGTTATCTGGTTCAGCGGCTTATTGACCGTCTGGAAGAAGTCGTCAAGGTTGCACTTATACGTCCGAAGTGACTGTGGGGACATGCCCTCAATCTTTTTGGATACCAGATACACCTTGTAGCACTCCGGTATGCAGTCTTGATACGGCACGATTTCCGTGATTTTCTTCTCAATATCGAAGTTTGCCGAAAACATTTCCAACTCCATCAGTACGGTTTTCATCTGCTCTGGCGTCAGCTTTCCGTCCAGTTTGGTCATAAATTCGGTTGCGAAATTTTCCATGAAAAAAGCCCTCCTTTTGGGTACACAAAGGGAAGGCACTGTGATATAATATACCTGTACCCTTTGTGGTGCTGTTGGAGTCGAACTTTTTGATTGGTAGTCGGGAGTTCGGCTCCTTTTTTGTTATAATGTTTTGCTCGTATTATAACACTTAGCACATTACCGTGGTAGCTTTTTTATGAAATTTTCAAAGTTTCTTAATCAACAAAATGGGAAGAGGAAAATTATAAAAAAGCGTAAAAACATGTAATCATCTGGGTTTTGGTTGATTTTATTGTTACCGTCCTGTCCGAATTGCTGACAGTGATACCATCTGGAAGCGCTGATGTGGTCACGGTATAACCAATACTGATTGAACCTCCGAGATAAAAGACAACCATTGTTTTTTCGATTATGATTAATCCATGAGTGGCAGCACGTACATTTTTGATAGTAAGTGATTCGCCAAATGCTTTTTCGTACCTCAGAAAGGGGTTACTATTTAATTCATTAAGCGATCCAATCACCGTCTTGTCGTTCGTCTGCAAGTTGCTGATGACCGCATTGGTCAGTTTCTCAACAATCCAGTTCCAGATTCCGCTGAACGGTGAAAGCTTGTTTGACTTTGACGCCGCATTGTAAATCATCAGTGTGTCGTTGTCCGCCGGTGTTGCTTTCTGTGAATACTCGTTAAATTTTCCCATCTTGTAATCTCCTTTCTAACTCTTTGATACGTTTTTCTTGCTCGTCAACCTTTACGCTAAGTTCCTGTATGGCTTTAATGGCGTAGTTCAGCAGATACGGACTATTAATCTGTTTAATGTCCATCTCGCCGTTTTCGTCATATCCGCCGCCCAGAGCCAAGTTCGGGTCGATTTCTTCCAGTTCATCTGCCACGAAACCGATATTTTGATGCCATCCACCCATCCGCTCTTTCCAGTCAAACTGACGGACTTTCATTTGATTAACCGTTTCGAGGGCGTCTGTTTCACTGTTTTCGATGTTTTCTTTTAAGCGGATGTCGGAAACTTGTGAGGTTGTATATAAATAGTCTGTGCTAAAGCCAGATCCACCCCATTTAGCACGGATTCCTAAACGTCTGTATGTTGCCGCATCTCCGTGCTTACTGCCTGTTCCCGAAAAAAGATAGGCCACTTGCGAATCATCTGCGCTTACGGACGCTACCGGTTGTCTTTTGACTTTGCCGGATGTTTTTGCTTGATTTTCCAAGTCGTAAAACATAAGGGTTCCATCGACAGTTGCGTTTCCGCCTGTCGAAAAATTTGCTCCAAGTTCGCATCCGTCCGTAAAAAGTGAGTTTGTATTTATTCGGACTTTGTTGTTCAGATAGCGAATGATATAACCGTCCCACGTATGGTCGGTTCCTTCCATCCAAAGTTCAAGCACTTTATTCTGGACTTTCTGTGCATACAGTCCGTATTTTCCAAGCATCAGTGCATTGTAGTTGTCTGCATCTGTGTAGTCCATATACAATCGCAATCCGGCAGTGTTAAGAGATACCATCGGGTTTCCGGTGTTCTTATTAAGTACGACATATCCGGTATATCCTAATCTCGATATCTGATTTCCGTCAGCATCGTAAATCTTCAACTGACCATTTCCGTTATTCGTGCCGCCAAGACTGATAACGCCACCTTTCATGGCATTGAAAGAAATATACAGCGTCGTGTTCCCGCTTTCGTCCTTTTCGTAGTACAGCCCCTTAAACTTCCCATCATCTGACAGGATATCAACTATCTGTTCCTGTGTCAGTGACGCCACATCAACCGCAACGGAAAAAGTCTGGTAGTCCGCAAGTTTGCTCTTCGACTGGTCAAAATACAGTGAAACCTTGAGCATGTCATGTGCCTTGAGTGACAGGTTGTTAACACTGATGTTCAGCCGGTCAAGTGCCGCAGTCTGCGATACCGTGAGTGTTGACCATGTAGCGCCGTTGTCGGAGGATTTCTCGAGTTTCCACCATCCTTTTTGCGACTGTGCGATTTCGCCGTTTCCATCCCTGTAGAACGAGTCTACAATGAGCGGCGCCGGTGTTATCTTCTTGTCTGCCCCCATCAAAAGAACATCCGCATTACTTTGGAAGAAGTAAGTCCTTCCGGCATTTCCCTGTTCACCCTTAATCTTTGTCCAACTATATTTTGTCGGGTCGGTGCTATCGTCCGGTGTGTAATCGGTATACTGACCGATATACAGCTTATTGACACTATCATCCACGGAGAAACCTGTTCTACCATCCGCACTGTTCGCATATGCGATGTGGAAGTACGGCGTTTTTCCGTTCGCTCCCGGTGTTCCCGGCACGCCCTGTGCTCCGTTTGCCCCCTTAATCAACGACCATGTATACTTGGTCGGGTCGGTGCTGTCGGCTTCAACAAAATCCACATACATACCGATATACTCACGGTTTCCATCGCTCACAGAAAAGTCTGTCTGACCGTCTGCACTGTTAGCGTAAGCAAGGTGCGTGTACTGCGTCTTACCGTCCTTACCATCTTTTCCCGGGATGCCGTCCGCCCCTTTCGGCCCCTGCGCACCTTGGTCGCCCTCGAATTTCGCCCACGTGTATTTCACCGGGTCGGTACTGTCAACGCCGGAAAAGTCCGTATAAGTTCCGATGTACTTGTTTGGCGTCTTGCTCATCTGTGCCGCTGTCGGGTTCTGCACCGGTGCGTACTGAATATGCAGATACGTTGTCTTTCCGTTAGTTCCAACAGCGCCCGGGATTCCCTGCGGTCCGGCGTACTGTTTCGCAAGTGAGAACTGTTTCGATACGACAAGGTTATTCAGATATGCGGCTTTGATGTTCACCCATCCGCTGTCTGCGGTCAGCCCGGTGACAGTGTATGTCTTAGTTTCCTTATCCCAGTTTCCTTGTATGTTCTGGGACGTTGTAATCGTATACGCACAGTTATCCGTGATATCCTGTGTGCCGTACATGACGGTCGCTGTTGTGGTGCACTCCGGGAACTCTGTATAGTTACCATTGCTGTCGACCGGGATACCTTGATAGTCGTTATCAAGCTGCATGGTCATGTTTCTGGCTAGGGATGCTGCCTCAAGGGCCTCTTCTGCTTTTGTATCATCTGTATATTTATTCAGTTTCTGCCAATCCGACTGAACATAAGATGCTCCCTTTGCTCTTGAAACTGTACAGGTAAGGATATCTCCGCCTTCGCCCTCTCCCTGTGACCATAAATCACCGATATCATAAGGCGGCTGTGGCTTTGTCACAAACACTCTGCGCTTATGATCTGCGGTATCCTGTGCGTCCTCAGCGGCTTTCATTGCTTTCGTGATATCGGTATCTTGTACCAATGTCCAGCCCCATGTCGCTCCATCCTGCATAAAACGATATGCGTAACCGGTAGTCTTGTTAAAGAACAAATCACCGATATGCTTCTTTCTTTCCGTTGCATTTGTCCAGTCTGATGCAGGCTTGTTCTGAAGTGTAGGTTCGTAATCGTAATAGAACGTTTCAATCTGACCATCTATCTGATCTTGCAACTCTCCCAGTGAACCAGTTACCGTTTCGGCGTAGTCAGATAGTTTTCCATCTGAATAATCCTTACTTTCTTGAAGATAGTTTGCAAATGTTTGATTAAGAGATTTCCCTCCGCCAATTTGAACACTTCCGTCGAGATATACGGATTTCGTGTCCATATCCACGGAGAAAATGATACTTCCGTCGGTATCTGTTACCGTGATTGCTCCGGCATTAATCCAGTCAGCATTAACGCCAACAGCATTTAAAATTCTTACAATCGTATCTCCATCAACGGTCATTCCGCCGTTCCATGTTTGTCCGCCATCTGTTGAAACGCCCCATGCTTCTGCGGTCATCTTCCATACAGCCCGTGATTCTGTGAGTGTAGGCTTGTCATGTAAATAGAATATCTGGCTACCGTCCTGTTGAGTCTGGACTGTAGTGTAAACACCGGTGGAATTGTCCAGTCGGTCTTTAAACTCTTGCAATGCCTGCTCTCGGGTGGTTCGCTCTCTCCAAACGGATTTTCTGGCGTCAACAGCTGCTTGTGTTACAAGTGAATAGGTCTTTGAACTATTCCGGGCTGCACTTTCGGCATTGCAGGAAATCTGTTCAAACGCCCCCGGCTGCAGCACGACATTTGTCAAATAGCTTTTATACTTATTTCCTTTTCGATCAGTGATCAAAACAGCATCACCGGCTTCAAGAACTATATCAGTCAAGCATTCTGTTTCAAACGGTCGAAAAGACATCCCGACGCATTTTTCACCGATTATGTTTGTAACAACCTCTCCGGTTCCTTGCGGAATCAATTTGTTTTCACTGATTTTCAGAACATATCCTTCTTCTCCGTACAGATACGAACTTGCTTCTTCGTCCGTAGATGTGGATTCCAGATACTCTGTTACCTGCACACCGGTTATCACCACATCGTCCAAGTTTGGGGTAAAACCATTAGTGGATTTTATAGTTGCTCTGTTTGCATCAGTAATTTCCGTATCATACCATTTTATAGTCAGTCTGCCGTATTTATCGCATCTGGCGTACTGGCATCCAATCTGGCATGTCCATGCAATAACCTGTCTGAAGGTCAGCGCTTCATCATCGGGCCTTGCCGGTATCTGATAAGAATCTTGATAGAAATTAAGTGTGTCCAGTGTTACTCCGCACACCTTGCAAGCATCCTGTATAATTTGTTTCCTTGTCGCCGGATATTTCAGCTTACTTGCAGAATAATCACGGTCGAACTTCCGCATATTATCTTCACATTCTAGTTCGATAATTGTAGTGTTCTGGTACGGAGTATCTATGACTGTCATTGTACATATTCGGATTTTTTCTATCAAAGCATTTTTATGTACTATGATTTCATTGCCGGTTGTATCCAGAATCTTATCACCGGTGGTATCGAGCAATGCGCTGGTATCTTCCGGCTCAAGTTCGATTCCTACGTAGCAGATCACCGTAGCATCCGTAAAATCGTAATCTGTATACTTTCCATCAAAGTTATTGATTGACAGGTTCAAAGTATTGATATTTGCAGACCCGATGTTAAACGTGTTGTCGTCAGACACGGAATCCTCGAACTTCATACCATTTGACCAAAAATCAGCGTTGGTAAGATTGATAACTGTCCCATCCGTCAGCGTTATGTCAGCGTATTTTAAATAATTCCTGTTATCGTTATTTTGTTCATTCTTAAATCTGTCTGAAATATCTCTCAATCTCTCACCTCCTATTGCTCGATCAAGTCAAATTGCAATCCTTCCATCCGCTGATTCCCGACCCACCAGCATTTAAAAGGAGCGGACCGGTCGCCAACATAAAAGGTTCGGACTTCGTGTTTGTTTCCAGACAAGAGATCGGGATATTCAACAGAAATGTACTCTGGGTTAACCGCCTGCACGATTTTGCAAGCTTTTTCCCATTCCGGTGCGTTCCAACCTATTTCCAGTTTTCTCTTCTGTCCAACACGATTCTTATGCATGATCGTGTCATCAGTACGCCCGGATTCTGATGCTGATATGTCCTGAAGCCCCCATGTGAAAGAGGACGGGCAAGGCATCGCTGCGCCATTAATTTTTATAAAAACGTCTGCCATATTGAATAATCACCTCATTTTTGCGCATGAAAAAAGCGCCTATCAAAGATAGACGCTTTATGATTATTCATTATACTTTTTTGGCGTAATATGATTCCATATTTTTACATATGATGTTCAGATAAACAAATCACCCGGGTCCTCTATTGCGTATGCCGATTTCTTTATCGTAACTGTTATATAGCCCTTCTTTCCGCTAGCAAGAGTAACCAAGATTTTAGTCTTTCCTGCTTTTCCATTTCCGTAAATATTGATCTGTTTGTTCGTGATCCCCACTGCAAGCATGGATCTATTTTGCGGTTTTGCAGATTTAATACGATCTCCATTTGCCATCGTAACCCTTACATTTGTGGAGCTATATGCATTCATATTTACATTTCTACGGTTGAATTTAAGTATTGGTTTTAACTTACTTCCAACACTTCTAATCTGTTTTCTTTTACATCTTGAACAAATTCTTGCTTGCGTTGCTTTCTTGAATACAGTTGCTTTATTAGCTTTTTTCCATCCGGACCATTTATGTCCCAATGCTTTCCCAGCAGTTTTACCGCAACGGCTACATTTTTTTGCCGATGTACAAGTAGCTGATCTCCAATTATGTCCAAGTGCTCCGCTTAAAACTTTTCCGCAATCCTTGCATTTTTTTGGTTTAGTACATGTCGCTTTTGAAACAGAAGAATGCGTGCAGTACCAAACTGTAGGTACTTCTATGAACGCATAATTTGCATCCACATACGGAGACGACGATATATCTCCATAGTTGTGGAAATTTCCGTTGTCGAAATACTGAATATTGCCGTTTCCATCATCCTGTGTTGCACGTTCTAGCAAGTATCCCCCTTGGTAATAATTTAGGCAGAAGATATTACCATCAACGTTAATTGTTCCGTGGTTATAAAAATCGCCTAAAACGTAAAGGTTTCCGTGAACTGTCAGTTCTCCGTAAAATGTGTACGAGCCGCCCGGACTAATATACATATTTCTGTCTACTTCGAAGCCACTTACCACCGTCAAATTTCTCCCTATGATGTAATCGCCATCATCGGTGGTTCCTATGTCTATCGGGAACATTGCCGCCGATACCGGAACTGACATAGCAAGTGCCAAGACCATTGCCAGCAAAATCACTGAAAACTTTTTCCACCTTTTCATTTTTTTCTTCCTCCCTTGAATTGATAGTTCAATTATACATCTACGCTCATGAAACTACAATGAGAATCGCAATAATTGATTGAGGATTTTCGCCTAGAATCCATTTTTATATGTCATGTGAGGAAAATATCATCCAAGCGTTTTTGAAGCGTTTTCTACTTCATTTGTCACAGCAAGAATCAGTTTTCCCACGAAATGTTCCTCCGGCATTCCCACGTATCTGCTCCTGAGAGTTTCCGCTTCAGCTGCAAATTGTTCCCATAGCTCAGAATTTTCCATCGGGATCCGCCAGTATTTCTTGTGCGGTCCCCACACTTCCTGCCAGATAGCAAAATATTTTGTTTTGAAGTCCATGTATTTCTCCTGTATGTTGAGTTTATAATCAATTACTGTAACGTTTTTGGCTAGAATCAATTTGAATCGTTTGCGTGAGGAAATTATCACCTACGGTATTTCAAACGGATTTTGGATTGATTTAGTGAATTTCCAATGGCATATCTGTTATCACAAAACTTGTTCATTTTCAGTTATCGTTCATCAACTCAATTTGCTCTGAAAGTTTCATTGCAATATTTTTTCTGATATCACCTGTTACAAAATGAAAAATACGATAATTCGTATCTTCTCTGAAATCTGTATCAAAATACATATCAATGCTCAGTTTATAAATGTATTCAAAACCATAGGCGTCTACCAATTCAACCATTTCATCAGGCATTGCAATAATCCCATCTACAACCGTCTTTATGTATTCTTCTTTCAAGTGGATATGACTTTTTCCCATTTTGCTTTTATATTTTTGCAAAAAGTATAGTATGGTGTTAGTAACATTTACTTTTAAGTCTTTATATTCTCCATATCCTGCATCATCCCAATATTGGTTTATTCCCTTTCGTAAAAGAATTTCACTTATACCTATCCCGAGTGGGGACTGGGCGCTCCTTGTTTCCGGTTTATCCGGACATGGAGAATCTCCTGATACTACGTTAGTAGTATTAGAATCTTTAATTCTTTTTTTATAAATATCATCTAAGTCTTTATTATAGTTCTTATTAATTAAAGAGTTTCCACTTTCGGGAAGTTCCATTTTCCCATTTTGGGAAATTCCATGGTTTTCCTTATTTTGGGAATTTGGAAATTCCTCTTTTGGGAAAAACCAGTGTTTATCAGCATTTAGAGCTTCTTTTTCGTGAATTTCCTCTTCTGGTAAATTCTGATTTAAGGAATTCGCATCCCTTTGATCCATTTCATTGTTTTTAATAATTTCAAGAGCAATTTGCTCTTTCCATTGTTTAATAGCAACATTTATCACTTCATCATTAGGTCGGATATGTGTTGTTGGCGCACCGTTAATTTTAAACTTTTCGACAATCACTAAATCTTTAGCTTTTAATTTTTTCATAGCAGAATCATATTGCTTAGGCGAAACTCTTATTTCATTCGCCCATTCATCTCTACGTCTGGCAATCCAAAAATAACCGTTCTTTTTAATCTTAGTTCTAACACGTTCATTTTTTGAATCTTTGTCAAACCAGTACATAATTTGGGACAGCAAAACACCTGCTGTTAAGTCTCCTGCAATGTCAATATAAGCATGTAAAGTATGATTAAATCTATGTGAAAATATGTAATCTACTTTTCTTTCTAATTCATTTTGGGATAATTCTTTGATTTGTTCGTTCATAATAGATAACCTCCGTATTGGTTCACTGTGGCTTGCCATGAATAGCCAGAATCCGTAATTTATAAAAACAACAGGCAGGCGCATTACGGTTTACGCTTGTCCCCCGTCGGGTAAGCCTGCTGGTTTTACCAGTTTTATGCGACTTCCAAATAAGCAATATCTTTGAATATCTCCAGTCGCTTTTTACAGTCTCTATATATTTCTTTGTAATATTTATTCTCCAAGATTCCTGCTTGAATGCAATGAAGAATGATATTTTCAGCTACAGTAAGGTTGCTCAACTGTTGAGCTGTAGCGTTATCTCTTCCAGATATACCGCAAATTTTATTTGCTAATCTGGTGTATGTGATATACATTTTATCAGAATGCTGAGAACCCTGTTCTTTCGCGTATTCAACTAATTGCTTCAGAACATCCGTTTCAGCTTTTCTAGTAAGTTTTCCCTGTTCTCGTGTTTCAACCCAATACTTGCTTTGACGTTCGAAAATAAATTGTTGCATTAAGTAAAACTGGCGAACGAGCTCCTTTTTAAACCTACGGGTAATTTCACTGTTTCTCAAATAAGTCATAAGTAATGTAGCCTGCTGTTGATTTAGGATGTAAACTTTTTCCTTCTGGCCGCTTGCCAAAGGTTCCATTTTAAATCGAACCTTCCCGAAATCCTCAAAATCGTCTAAATACTTTTGAATTACCGCAGTTATTGAATGATGCCGGTTGTTTGTGCCGAATGCAATAATTTTGCTGTCAGTAAATGCTTGATTGTTTTTAATACTTACTATCTCCATATAACTCCTTTCGTTCGCAACTGCTCTTGCAGGCAGGGTTTTTGGAAACAAAAAAAGAGCAGACTCCAAGACGGTATCACGGAAAACGGGTCACTGTTACAACCCAAGTAAATATCATCTTAAAAGTCTGCTCAATATTTTGTTTTTCGTACAATATAACAAGATATAGGTACTACTCGTTACTCATTTATTATACCGCAACCCGGCAGAAATGGCAATGATTTTTACCATGCTGGACTAGGGTTTTTCCGCCGGTTGTTGTCGTTCTGGGCTTTTGTGACTGCTTTCGCAATAGCACGTCCATCCAGATTGATCGTGTTGGAAATGTACTGCGGAGATGAGCTTCCACCGGTGTTCATGTTCATCATTGCCATGGCAACGCCCTGTGTTACCGCCTGTGTCATTTCTTCCTTGCCCAGTCCAATACTTCCGTCTGGCATGTTTCCAGTAATGCTGTCAGCAATGCTCTTCATAGCCTGTTTGTTGGTCAGCGGAAGGACTGCTTCCTTTCCGGCTTCGCCGACACCAATTACGGATGCTGCATTGAAAAGACCGCCTTTAGCGTACCAGTCAACTCTCGAATTGTACCGCCACTTGTGGGTCTGCCCCTCTTGCCAATCAGTGTAATCCATGGATATATGTGGAGTTCTGATGTTGATTGACTCCATGCCGTTTCGGAGATTCTGCATAGCCGTTTGCCCGATACTGTACATATCTCCGAAATTTCGACTGATAGTAGTAACTATACCGTTGATCGCACCGCCGATGCTCGTGTCCATGGTTCCCCGGATGTAAGAAGATATATCCCTTCCAAGATTCTGCCATTTGCCAAGAGCGATTCTGTACTGGCTTCCAAAGTGGCTGCGGACGGTTTCGTCCATTCTGCCAAGCTCTGTACTTGCATCAACCTTCATTTGACGGACATTTTTGGTTACTTCGCGGGAAGAATTTCCCCAGTTTTTTGTCGCAGATGTGCTTACACGGCTGAAGGATTTTTCAGCGCTTGTGGCTGCGGATGCAGAATTGGTTTCAGTCTGCCCGGTAATGGTGTCCCAAGCCCCTTTAATTTTTGAGCCGATTGAATCCCATGCTGTTTTGGTATTTGAACTAATAGCGTCCCATACGCCGGTTACGGTGTTCTTAATGTTTGTGAACGTATCAATTACGCTCCCAATTCTGTCAGAGATTCCCTGATTCAGTCCAGATATCAAATACCCGCCAATCTCAGCAAAAACCGTAGACGGAGAATGAATACCGAAAAGGTTTTTAACACCGTTAATGATAGGATCTGAGATGTTTGTTTTAAGCCATGTTCCAACAGTGGAAATCACGTTTTTAGCACCGTTGTAAAGTCCATTGATAAGATTTGAGCCATGTGTGTAAAGCCAAGTTCCGGCAGTGCTGAATGCATTTTCTATTGCTTCCTTAGCTTTACCGGCAAATTCCGTAACGGTATCCCAGTTTTGCCACAGAAGAAATCCACCGACAACAGCTCCGATAACAGCTAAACCTATCGGGCTGAACAGTACGCTACCCAATGTAGAAAACGCTGTTGCCATAGCTGGTGCAAAAGTTCCTGTAATCCAAGTTCCAATTGAACCAGCGAAGGCAGTTGCAGCTGGCCAAAGTTTGGTAGTTATAACTTCAAGGATTTTCGGAGCAATCTGCGTTGTTATGGTAGTAGGGATTGCTTTCAACTTGTCAACAGCTTCCAGAGCGTAAACTCCAACAGCTGTGCCTAATGTACTTGTTGAAAATGCAGTCGCTATTTTGCTGAGTGCTGTTCCCAGTAATGTTGCCGTAGCACTGGTTCCAGTCGGCAGTTTTCCCATAGCAACTAAGATAGATGATACCAGGGTATCTGCCTTTGACACCAATCCTACACCGGCAAACGCAACTACAAACTTACCGGCTGTAGTTTCTCCTAATCCAGAAAAAATACCGCCCAAAACATCCAGTAATACTGTTGCTAAATCCTTTAAATGGCTTCCCCAGTCTATCTGACTAAGGAATAGTCCGATGCCTCTTCCAAAGGATTCCCAGTCTGTTTTTTCTGCGATATCAACCAGGGCATTCAGTAAGTTAGTAATGAAAGTGTTTAAGGATGTTCCATTCTCTTGCCACTTGAATTTTCCAATAAAAGTATTGATTCCGTTGGAAATGTTGTTTACCAATTCGCCCCAGTTGAATTTTTGTGTCCATGTAGCCAATGTTTGAAATGCACCGTTTAATCCGGTCGCAATCGTAGTGGCTATCTTTGAGAACGAAATTCGCCCAAAAGCTCCATTCATGGCATCAGAAACCGCAGTTCCTAACTGTTCCCAGCCAGTCAGACCGGCATTATTCTCTTTAGACATTTTCTGAACAAAACCGTCCAGAATATTCCAGCTTATCATAAAACCACTGCCAAGGACTTGGCCAAGGTTCGGCCAGTTAACTTCATCAATCATTCCCCGAAGTCCGGTTGCCAGTTTGTTACCAATGTTTACGAAGTCAATGCCACCCGGGCCAATCAGAAGCTCAAAGGTATTGACCAAAGTGTTGATACCGGCACCGACAGTACGCCCTAATCTATCCCAGTGAATGTTTTCGACAAGGCTGTTAAAAGATCGAGTAAAAGCATCACAAAATGCAGAGATCTTCGGTCCTACATTACTCCAACTAATAACATCATAAATCTTCCGGATTCCGATATTAAGCATATCTGCAATGGTCTTTCCAAGTCCTTCCCAGTCATGGTTAAGAAAAGCTTTGCGGATTTTTTCAGCCCATTTATTGATAGGGGTTTCTTCTTTGTTCAGAGCATCGTCTATCTGGTCCGTGATTCCGCCAAGACCCAATGAAGGCGTTGTTCCAGTGCCGGTTTTTCCTGTTCCAGTACCAGGTGTTGAACCGGATGAACTAGAATTATCTGTCAACTGATTCAGTTCGTCAAATGGAAGAACAGAAAGAGCTTTCTTCAGAGTTTTTGCTGATGAAGTAGCATCGTCCAGCCCAGAAGCCGCTGCATCTCCGGCGTCCTGTAATCCGCTAAGGTCTGCTGCGGAATCTTCCAGTCCAGCAAGATCATTTACGACCCCGCTTGTGGAACCTTTGATTTTTTTACCCATCAGAACATACATGAAGTTACGGAATGTTTCCGCAGCCTGCATAAGTTTTGACATTAAGGCATTAAGAGCCTGGATTCCCGGAAGAACTGCTGCGATTAAGCCCTGCCCGATAACAGATGCAAGGGACTGGATGTTCAGAGTAAGGAGACGTACTTGATTGGCCCAGGATCCGGCGGTCCTGGCAAAGTCCCCCTGCTGCGCACTTGTAACTGACATGATGTAGTTATAGCGCAGCATCGTTTTCTGAGCCTGCGTCATGGAATTATAGGCTGTTGTAATTCCTTGCGATAACGCATACTCCTGTAAATTGGCGACCGAAAGATTTATTCCGAGCTGTTTTAAAGGCTCGATTTCACCTGAAATGCCCGCCCTGATTTTGTAGAAGGCGGTATCAGTATCAATGTTGTAAAAAGATGCCAAATCTCCGGCTAATCCAGCAAGAGTTGTTGACATCTTCGCAGCGGATTCCTGCGCTACACCAGAAGCATTCAGCATCGCCATCATGGTTCCGGAGTAGTTCTTTGCTGCCAGTTCCGACAGTCCGAACTGTTTTGTCGCCGTAGACGCAAACTTATACGCTTGATCTGCCATGCTTCCAAAAGCAACGTCTACAACGTTCTCAACCTCAGCGATATCGGAACCAATCTCAAGGATACCTTTTCCGCCCATAGCTTCGCTGAATTTGTTCATTACAGCTGAAGCCGCTTTGAAGCCAAGGACGGTCTTAATAAAAGAGCCTACATTGGAAGATGCTGTTTTCAGCCCACTGCTCCTATTGACTAGACTAGAGATTCCGGCTGCCAGAAATCCCAGTCCACTCTTTGCTTTTGTCGCCACCCCACCGAGTAACGAAGAAAGCCCCGAACCGATAGAGGAAAGCTTGTTAAAGGAATTGACCACAGTATTCGTGGAAGTCCCTACTTTCCCACTAGCCGCCGCTAACTGCCCGAGAGCTTCTGTCATTCTCAGTGTATTCTCACTGATCCGCGGAGCATCTTGCATAGAAGTAAAGAATTTCTTCACTTCTGCGGCTAAATTCTCCAATTGTGATGCTGTTTTACCAGTTTTGTCACCTGCATTTGCCAGCCGTGAAATGGATTGTACAAACATGTTTATGGATTCCGAAGGCTTTGCTGTAAACAGCATACCGTTAATAACTTTTCTCAAACTCTTTCCGAGTTTTTTTAAGCCTTCTGCTGACTGATCTGCTTTTCCACCGGCATTAGCAAGTCTTGCTAACGAACCTGTGAACCGGTTGACACTGGAAGATACGTCCCTGATATCATTTAAGCTGTCGATGCTTTTGATGATTTCTCCCATCTTTGAAGTGTCAAATCCGCTCATATCTGCTGACGCAAGTCTGCTTAAGGAATTGATAACATTCGTGATTTTAGAATCCTTGAAGTTCATTCCGTTAAGAGCGTTCATGGTACTAGCAATCTTTTCAACGCCGGTTATTGCGGGCTGCATCTTCGTAGCATCAATCTCTTGAAACTTTTGAATAGCATTTACTGCTGACTTGACGTTTTTTGTATCAATCTTTGGGATTGAAATGTTAGAAACACCTTTTAAAGAACTTAATCCGGCAGCCAGATTTTGCAAGGATTTCGTACTCGCTCCAAGTGTCGTAAAGTCAACTTTTGATAAGCTTCGAAGCTGACCGGTTAATCCGGCTAAGTTCGGAACGCTAACCTTTGTTTTGTTTAATGCCTGTAAAGCCGCTGATACTCTCCCTATTTCACGTGCATAATTCCTAAGTCCACCGGTATTGACGTTTCCCAGTGCTGTGTCAACATCCTTTAACTTTTTAGCCAGATTACTCAATGCTTTTGTAGCGTTCCTGGTGCTACTGTTTATTTGTATATCAAGGGTATCAATGGTATTATCAGCCACAAAAAACACCTCCTTTTAATCAAAAAAAATAAGGGCAGACAAGACTTTTTATTCATCCTGTCCGCCCTTTTTATTGCCTATTTCAGCTATATTCGCATTTGCCTTTTTTATCAGAAGTTCGTAGTAACGTTCCTCCTGCTTCAATTCAGCTTCAGATCGTTTCGGAACATCTGTTTTTTCTTCAATCTGTGGTTTCTTTGTTTTTTCTGTGATTGGTTTATCTGGATATTTTGCTTTGTCAGAAAGCGCACTTGATACCGCAGATTTCACATACAAACCGGAAAGCCATGATTGATATTCAACCAGCTTTACCTGAGTTTCTATCTCATCACGTTTATTTTTCTCGTACTCACGTATTCTTACTTGAAGGTCACGTATGGTACTTCTGAGAAATTCTTTCCGGTTCATTCCAATGCGAACTGCCGCCGGATATAACTCCGTCCAGATTATTTCGCTGTAGCTTTTTTCTGGTGATCTGTCGGCTTCTTCGGAGCTCTCTTCGGTTTGGTTGACATGTTCATGTCGTCCATGAGTGTCTCCAGACCGGTCAGCTTGAAAAAACCATCTTCCTCCATCTGTTCAAGACACATGGCAAAGATACCGTAAAAGTTACCCTGCTCATCATCCTTATGTTCCTGAATGAACTGCACTGCAAGTTTCTTTGCAGTTGCAAGATTCGGGACAGAACCGTCTGCATCTGGATTGTCACCATGATACTGAAGAAGTCCTGCATAAAACACGGTTAATGCTGTGTTTGGGATATTTGCCATGCCGGAGATCATTTCTTCCGGAGTTTTGTCCACACCACCGCTTGTCGCCAGAAGTGTGTTCATTACACTCTTGACGCATTCATCATACAGAGATGCTTCAATGCTGTATTCCAGTTTGTACTCTTTGCTACCAATCTTTAAAAGTTTATACATAATATCTTTTCCTCCCAGTTAGATATATTTGTTATTCGCCTTCAGTTGGCTTAACTGCTGTATCCGGGCCGACATACTCATTGATAGTCAGAGACATGTCAACAGTAAGAAGACCGTTCTGGTCTCTTGCCGGTTTTGGAATGATAGTCGGCGGCTCGATTTTGGTGAAGAACGCTTTCTGAAGTGCTGGGTAATATTCCTCGTACCACATAGACAGGTCACTTGCATGAGCTGTTTTGTAAGCGGAGATAAGGTCTTCCCACTCTTTGATTGTTTCATCCGTAACGTTTACAGTTACGTTAAACGTACCGCCGGTTGAGCCACGACCTGCGATAGTTCTCTCGATTTCATCCTCGAGAGCGGATGCGTCGATAGTCTCAACGTCGATTGCGATTTCATCAGAAGCGTTTATTCTGTGAAGCAGAGTGAATTTTGTTGGTTTTGTTCCCGCTACTGTCTCTACTGCATAACCGGTAAGAGCACCAACGGTACTGATTCCTGCGATATTTCCTGATGCCATATTGGCTCCTTTCCGCCTTTCGGCTATAAATTATTGCAATAAAAAAGAGCCATTACGGCTCTGACACGTAACCCTGTGCCCGGGAGATAAAAGGATCACCTCCTTCTAGTCTTCTTTGCTTACTTGTTTAATGACCTGATTCACATAAGTACTCAGTCCTGCGACAAGAATACCTTGTGTGATTGCGGTAAAAACTGCCATTGCAATTTCCTGACCGCCTGTGACTGTAGATGTAGCGAAAACATAGATTCCGCAGACAACTACGCCCAGAAGTCCAAGGATTCCAGGAATGTACTTGTCAGCTACGGTTTCAGCCTGTTTGAGGAATACTCCCACAAAATACAGGACTACAGCTACAACCAGAAGTTCCGGTTTCACGTAGTTCATAATCTGATCCATTCTATCTCACCCCTTTCATTCACCGAGCAACTGCCCAGTGTAAATTCTTGTGTATCGGCTAACAAGCCGTTTGATGCTATCATCAACGTTCCCCATGAGTTCAGGACCGTAGGTTCTACGGAATCCCATGCCAATCATGGACTGGTGGCTTTTTTCGTCAATCTGATATACTTTTGCAATTGGATTCGCACCTGCGGCGAAGCACTCAATCTGGATAGTTGGAACCGTGGCGCATTCATCGCCTTCAAGGTCTCCTTCTGTCAGAACGTTTCCCAGCATGTAAAGTCTTGCATAGGTTTTCTTTCCAGATGCAAGAGTTTGGCTTCTGTCCATGGAAAAATTTCCTTTACCAACTACAGGTTCGATCGCTTTATTCCAGCGTTTGTATATCTCGGATATCGGATTTTTTAATATTTCCGGCATTTAATCACCCTGCCTGTTCTAGCATATTTCGAGTTTGCGTTTGAACAAACTCCTTAATCTGCTGATATCCCCAGCCGCAGTTAATAAGGCTGCTCACGAGCATTTCTAACTCTTGCACCTTTTCCAAATCTGCCGCAGTGAAAAAATCCCTAAGGTTTTCTTTTGCTTTTACTTCGTACTGGGTTTCGAGTTCTTTTGCTGTCTTTCCAAACAAGCTACGATAAATCAAATTTGTATAATTCGAATAAGAAAACTTTTTATGAGGGCTTTCACTGACTTTCATCTTGATAGTGTCTGTAAGAATATGGCGAATAACAACGCCTTTATCACGTTCGATTTGCCATTGCTGACGTTCTGTAAGAACACGTTTTAATTCAGACTCCATTTTATTAAAGGCGTCTATATATTTAATTTTCCAACGAAGTGCCTTTTCCCCAGTAAATCCCATGACTAGTAAGGAAAAGCCATCTCTTGTTATTAGATACTCCGTATACTTTCGTCCATTTGAAGCAACGTAGGAAGATTTAATGAAGTAATCATCAACGGGGATATCTCCCCCTTGCTCAAGTTGTGATAAAAGACCGGAATGCTTCGTTTTTCCATCAGCATCCAATTGTCCCTCGATTGCCCTAATAACTTCCTTGTGTTCTTTCTCAAAAGATTCTGCGATTTTTCTTGATGTGGTAAGTAATTTTTCCTCGTACCGTTTACCAACAATTTCTACCAGCATAAATTCATTTCTCCTTTTATGATTTATTTTTTGGCATGAAAAAAGCACCTACCTTTCTGGTAGATGCTTCGCATCTTAATTGTACAAAATATGTGCCATATGTTTCCATATTTTATCATAGGACATTTAACTTCCAAACACTTCCTTTGCAATATGTCGTATCTGAATAATGATAGCCTCTTCCGCATGGTACATCGGCATGTATGCCCTGTTACCATAAGAATGATGCTTTTGTCCACTTTCATCCACATACCACCATCCGTTTGGGTCGTAGGCGTGTTTTTGATCTGGGTAAGTACCAACACCATAATCAGCGCCAGACGGTAATGGATAGCTATCCGTTCCATAAGAAATACCGGCGCTAAACTCGATAAAAAGAACCTTGTCCCCAGAAAGCCGGACCGCTGCACCAACAATATCGCCATGTCCGTTATTAATAACTTCCGTGTAGTAAGAACCTTTTTCCTCAGTCGGAACAGATTCCATCGTGGTCTGGACAACCTGTATTCCCTCTTGAGCCAGTTTGTCAATGAAAATCTGGTTCTTCCTTTGAATATCTTTCCGGTATGCTTCCAACTGCTGAATCGCAGACTGCAAAGAATTATGGTTCAAACTGCACCGGATTGTTTTCCTACTCATTGTTGCCACCGATTTTCGCTATTCCATATCGGGCAACTTGTCCTTTTTGAGTATCAAGGATTCTCTTAAGCCTGTAGTCTGGAAGAACAGTCGGGCTGTTATCTCCATCAAGGATTAATGTTCCATCTTCCCTAATTTCTGGCACGACATCAATCCACAAGGCGTTGCCTTCTTTTGGCTGAAATGTTCGATCAAAAACCGTAATGTACCGGTCATAGTCGGGAACGATTCCGGCAGACAGTTCTTCTGGCGTACCGGCTGTTGCTGATACTGAAATGTTCTTCTTTTGTGGGTTTGAATAGACAAGCGTTTTATCCATTCCATTGTTTTTTTCTGTTACTGTCGAAATCCATACGGATTGTTTCTGGCGAAGTCTACCTCTCATATATGCACCCTCCATTGACAAAAATTAATTTTCGTGTTATTCTCACAAGGAAATCAGGGAACGGCGTATCCCTAAATTTCATAATCTTCCAGTCCCCAGTTCCTCAGTTCTGGGGACTTTTTTTAATTCGAGATAAATTAATTAAATAGTAACTTCAATAATAAGGCGTATTCTACTAATTTTGACACGCGTGCTTTAGAAACTATTGAAATTAATTTAGGAGGAACTGCTGACGCTGCTGCTGAAATTCTTTTAATGGATAAATATCGGATGTTTTTCGTCCATGCATATTCTGCCGATGGAAAGACTATTGGAGAAATAGTTACCAAATCAATCTATGGTGATAATGTAACACCAGCAACTAACAACACTATCATTTCGATTCACGTTGGCTCATGGGATTCTGGAACTGCAATTATATCATACACTCAGGGGCGTCCTTCGCTTTCAATAAAATAGTAAGGTCTTCATTAAAACTCAAAATCTTTCAACGTTTTCTATAAATATTAAGCTTAATAAGAACACCTATACATCGTTTATCATGTACGGAGCGACTTCACAAAATAATGGATTTATGTACATTGTCTTTATTGATGTTGCATCGGCAAAACGGGCAGTAAATTTTATTAAAATTGCAGACTTTGTGGCAGGCAGGACTTTTTCGGGTACATACAGTGATGACACATCTACATTGACGATAAACGCCAACGATACCATATGGGGAGGCATTAAGTTGCTGATGTTTAAAGAGGAAAATTATTAAGTTGTTTCAATCGTAAATGGTTCGTAAGAATTCCCATTTAATTCATTAAGAAAGTATCTATTTTACGCCACCTTTTCCAGTAAATACGGAACGAAATGTATCGCTTCATCCCCTACAATATCATATGCAATTTCAAAAATCTGCCTTGCTTTGTCGGCAATCAGATTGGCAATCAATTCTTCTACTTCTACCCAATTCTCACGGGGCACAAGCCTATGCAGTTCTTTAAGAAATCCACTTGAAAACATCATTGCATGGCTTAACTCATGTAGAACTACCCTTGTGAGAAATTCGCCAGAAATAGCGTCAGAAATCCAAATAATTCTTGTATTTCCATCCGTCACAGCACAGGTCATAGTACCGGTACGGTCAACCAGTACTGGATTCTCAGGATGAGTGAACCGAACTTTCCATTTTTGCCCATTCATGTAAAATTGTCTTAGCATAAAACCACCACCTTTAAACCAAAAAGCCCCTACCACATTTCTGTAGCAAGGGCCTTGTTTTTAGTTCATCTGTTGAAGAAGCTTAGTCAAATCAGTTTTCATCTGTTGTCTAAGGGTTGCGTCTGCATCCGACCACATCTCAGACATGGTACGGATAACATCCTGCGTGTACTCCTTCATCGAACTGTCCATCTTCTGTTTTGAATCTGCATCTTTGGAATCATGGTAATGCCTGCGATTCTCGCTGTATCTGTCATAAGTTTCACCGTATCTGGACTGCTGGCGGTTCGTTCCGTCCATTCTCATATCACTACGGTCCGGATGATAACCCATGCGGTACATATTACGTTCAAACTCTGGATTGTTCAGATACTCGTCCATCCAGTCATCATCTTCCATGTACAGATATGGTTTATATCCCATACGACTTCCTCTGCCCTTTGGGGCAAATCTGCCATTGGAATAACGATATCTGTCATATCCCATGCGTCCAAGATACTTTTCTTCCTGTTCGCATTCATCCATAGCTTCTACGATTCTGTAATCTTTATCTGCACAAATTGCACACTTTACAGCTTCCATGCAGTCCTTCAGATCGTCCCAGTCTTGAGCACTGAGATTATCGAAGCCATGTGTCTTGGCTTTTTCCATAGCCCATTTTCCCATTTCCATTGCAACTTTATGCATTACAGTGCCCCCTTTCTAACAGCCTGTGTAACAGGTGTATCTGCTGTTGGGGCTGTACCATTAATTGCTGTCAAATTGTTATTCGGACTACAAGCCGGATTCCCTAACATCTTGAATACTCCACCAGTTGCACTCGTAGCTACTCTGGTTGCGTACTTCGTTCTGGTTCTCACGCCACAAGCCGTAACCTGTGCACAGCAACGATTCTGTAATGGATACAGGGTTGTTCCCGTTCCTATCTGAATCACCACCGGAGCGTTAATCGTAGTGGTTTCTGGTATGCTCTGTGCAATCACAATACAATATTTTTCACCGTTGTTATAACTACCTGCTGGAAGTGTAATCACAAGATTACCACCGGTAAACGCAACAGCTTGGCTTATCACAAGATGATTGCAGAGTTTACAAACATTTTTACAACTCATACTTCTACCTCTCAATCAAATAAGAGGTGAGCCACAACTCACCTCTTAGAATTAGTCAACCTCTAAGGGTGAGTTACTTAGCAGCAACCGTTGCTGTATCCGTTGCATCCACCGTAATAGGTATTCGGATTCGGCACAACATATGCCGGGATAGCTGCCGGATTGATTGCATTAATTAACTGCTGTGTCTGAGATGCCATTGCAGTTGTAAGAAGTGCGCTCTGGCGATCCTGAGATGCAGCACGTTTCAGATCAGAGTTCTCTGCCTGTAATGTTGCAAGCTTATCATTCGTCAAGAAATCAAGAATTGCTCTGGTGTTGCTGTTCTGATTGTCCAGAAGGTCTCTGGTGTTGTTGTTCATTGTGTTCTGAAGGGCGCAAGTGTTGGTTGCCAGGTTGTAGTTGATACCCTGGATAGCTTCCCTTGTTTCACAACAGCAATTTGCTAACTGAGACTGTAATGCATTGGTATTCTGCATACCGGCTACAGTATCAGCATTGATTGCCTGTTGAACGCCATTGAAGCCCTGAAGCATTCCAACGTTCACGCCGTTGAAACCACTCTGCATGGTATTGTTGAGTGCATATGTGCTGTCGCAGATGCCCTGCTGAATACCTCTGATACCATTCTGGATATCGTTAAGAGCGAAGCCCTCGTTGATATCGGCACGTGTAGCCCATCCTTGGAAACCGGAACCGTTCGCACCATTACCGCCGAAGCCACCGCCCCAGCCGCCGAAACCTCCCCATCCGAAGATTGCGAAGATCAGTACGAGCCAAATAAGTGAAAAACCATCGCCGCCCCACATATCATTGGCACGGTTATTAGAGCCTGTAGCAGCTGCAATGTCGCTAAGACTGTAATTAGAACCATTCATCATGTTTTTAGTCTCCTTATAAATTATTTACAATAGGAGACATCCGCGGCTGTTATCCCAAATTGTAGCGATTTTAAATCACCCAATCATGGGGAAGTGTTATAATCCAAGGAATTTCTGGATAATTCCATCTGGAGATAAGTGCTTTTCATTAAATACATTTTGCTGAATTTGATGTAATTGGTCTGTATCACCTTTTTTATACAAATCCAAAGCATTTTTCAATGTTGGATTATTCCCTGCAAATTTACTCATGTCGTTCATCATGTTATCAACACTTCCGAACCTCTGAGAAATCATTCTTTCAACTTGCTTTTTCATCATAGCATTTGGATTGAAATTCATTTCTGTCTACCTCCATTCTGCTTAGGTTCTGATGTCCCCGACATTTGTGCCGGGAACATACTCTTTATTTCAGAAATCTCAGAACAAACATCGTTCCGAAGCTGATTAAACATAGCTTCTATATCAATCTGTTTCTCTTCTGATTTCGGTTGCTGTTGTTCGTCTGGATTTAGAAGTCGGTAAACAAAAATTCTGCTTCTTCCGTCTGCCTGTAGTTGCTTTTTGTATATTTCTGTACCATCTGTTTTTGGATAATAGACAGGATTTCCAGTCATATCCACATCTTTTGCTTTTACAGTATCAATGCCATCAACCATTTGCCCCGAAAGCATAGCAACCTGTGGCATCTGCTGCATCGGCTGCTGTATTTGTGCCTGTCCATAAGGCATTGTCTGTTGGTAGTTGTTCTGCAACTGTGCCAATCTATCTTGATACGGTTGTACCGGTGTTTGCGGGTATGGGTTCAATGGTTGCGGATAATATGGATAAAATGCCATAGTGTGTTCCTCCCATCTCTGTAAGCTTTTCTCTATGCTTACATTATATGAGAGAAACCTAAGTATTTGAACGACACTATTTCGCCATATTTTCGCCATGATACAAAGAAAAGCCCCGATAATACATCGGGGCAACTTTAACAATCTTCTTTTTTACTTTTCGGTTTATGCGGTCAATGGTTCTTGGACTATACCCCATAATCTCTGCTGTTTCAAACAATGTTTTTTCCTCATAAACTCTCAACCGGAAAAATTCTTTTTCTCGGGAATCAAACCCGGATTCGCTTAGATAAAACTTTCTTTCATCTTCTGAAAAGTCTGTATAATTCATAATCCCACCGCCTCCCTTACAAGTGGAATTGCTTATTATGCCGGAAAGATACCGCTTAATGCAAACCCTACAATAGCCCCGATCACGGCTGTAATAACGCAAACAACAATCGTGTCGTAGCGTTTTCCCGGGGCTTCCATGAGGGATTTTAAATTATCATTCATTTCATCCACCGTATCTTTTATGTGCCCGAGATCATTGTTGTAAAGGACAATTTTGGTTTCAAGCGCATTGATACGTTCAAAAAAAATGCCGTCACGTTTAGAGTGTTTCTCTTTCATTTCGTGAACAACTTTTTCCAATTCTTCTAAGCGGTGTTCGTTAAAGCAATTCTGTTCACATCCCATCGCTACTCTCCTTCACTTCCATTACATTTTTTGTACTTCTTCCCACCTCATAATGAAGTACCCCAGCAACGCCTGGGAGGAAATGCGTCACGTTCTCAACCTACTTTTTCTGTCAGATTCCTCTGGCAAAGGGAAAAACGCCGTGATTGACAAATATCTCTGTCTCAGAGTTCCATCCTGCATTTACAGAATTTTCCGAATGAGATGTTTCAAACTCAACTCCCTGTTTCACAAGAAAATAAAGAGCTAAATCGAAAATACAATCATAGCATTTGTCCATATCTTTATTGATGTTTTCTTCCGTATAACTATCAGGATAATTGCGTTTTTTCTGGAATGACCGAATAGCTCTTTTGACTGCTAAGGGAATCATCCTTGCGGTCAGTTCATCACCTTCCAGATACATTGATAGATCACTTGTAAGCTGTTCGTCCATGCCATTTCACCTACCCTTGCTGTGCTATAATTTCTGATATGATACCAGCCTTGTTTGTGGAAGTCAGGGCATAACCATTGTCACTTGCAAGCTGTCTCAGCTGAGCCACAGTCATACTGGACAGCTCGCTTTCTGTATACTTATGTGTAACACTCGCTACAGACGGTGACTGGCTGTTTTCATCAAGGCTATGCCCGCTTATTCCCCCTTTGTACCGATAACGATACCGCCATTGGCTTTCGGTGCTACCGGAATAAACATACCGGATGCTTTTGTCCAAACAGCAACGGGATCCTGTGTAGCCCACATGGAAAGAGTAACAAAAGAGCGATTCTCTTCTTGGATGAACTGTCTGTATTCATTCTCTTCCGGTGTTGGTCCCCAAAGTCCAGTACCGAAGGAACCGCCTGCATCAGCTTCGTAGAGAGTGAACACATCCTCTTTGAAGTATCTTCCAGTCATCAGAGTTCCGTCTGCTTTTCTGTAACGGAATTTCTCATCACAGCGGCCAACAGTGATTCCGTACTCCTGCATGAGCAGATTTGCAAGCTCCTGTCTGGTAAGGAGACGTTTATTCGCAGCTCCCAGAACAGCTGTCTGCATAGCTGTGTTGTTTCTCATGTAGTTGATCATCTTCAGAGATGTAACTGCATTTGTTACTACGTATCCGGAATCCTCGGCTACAGTTACCATCTTCTGAATATCGCCCATGATATCTGCATCTGCTTTAGACCAATCGGTAAGATCAACCTTTGCAGAACTCGGAACGCCATAGTCAATAGACATGTCAACATTGTTCTCTTTGATTTTTACTACACCAGTAGCAAGGAACTGTCCTTTCATAACATTCGCTCTAGCAACAACGCCCTCAAACAGGTTTGTGGCATCGTCAAAAACAAAGTTTGTAAGAGTTTCGTTGTCTGGAACGCCATTTTCGATAGCTTCCTGGAGACGCTCAGACTGATTGATTTTCCTCTTGATAAAGAGTTTTTCAGTCAGAACTTTCTCGAATCCCGGTCTGGAGCCGATTTCTGCTTCGGTATCAAGAGCGTGAACAAATGCTACCTCCGGCAGTCGTTGTCCAGCCATAAGTCTGTAATACTCGGCTTTCCAATACGGTGTTTTTACATCCGGGAAAATGGTATCAAGGATACCAGGTCTTGCCACAGAAAAATTCTGAGCGAAATTCAATCTTTCTTCTGCTGTGATAGATTCTAATACATTGTATGGCATATTGGTTATACCTCCTTAAAATACTGGGTCTGTAGTGGTTACAAAAACAATTCCCTGCGCAGCAAGCTCTGTTTTTGCAGTTTCGTTGACTGTAACTGGCAGCCTTTTCTCAAGGACACGTCCTGCTACGATCACGGAAATCGGTCTTTTAGCATCATCTGTCATATCAACATCTTCAAATACGATTCCTTTTGCACCAGTCCCATTTGTCGGATACACGGAACCTGCTTTGATGATTTTTTTATCATTTACTGCTGTTGCGTTTGTTTCGTCTGCTGTGTAAGTTTTCAGTACCAGCCCAACCTCAGATTCGAGAATGTTGGGAGTTGACTCATACTGTTTTGTTTTCATAAAAGCCATAATCTAAATCTCCTTTACTTACTTAAAAATTAACCGGTGCATTGTCGCTTGCCGGTTCTGTTTTGGGGTTCATGCGTGCTGAGTAAGCTTTTGCATACTTAGCTGCCGGACTATCGTTATCGTCTTTTTCCTGTCCTTTGTCTGGATTTCCGCCACCCGGATTCGGAGTATTATCGAGAACTGATTTCTCCCATTCGGATTTTGCGTTATCCAGAGCTGCTTTATTTGCTTCGGAAATTCCATCAACAAAAGTTTTGACTTCCTTCATTACGTCTTCAGACTTGTCTGCTGGCATAGACGAAAATGCTTTGATAGCGCTTGCATACGTTTCTATAGAAAGGCCCGCATTAGCGAAAGCAGATGTAATCTCACTGGAAAGTGCTTTCCTGTTGGATTCGGCAAGTGCTTTTTCCAGGTCGGAAATCCTCTTTTCGTTTTCAGCTTTTTCCTTCTGCCGCTCTGCTTCTTGTCTTTCGGCATCCGTCATATTCTGGGCTTTCAAATCATCCAGCTCCTTTTGAAGGTCATCTGCTTTATCAGCTTTTTCTTTCAGAGAAGTGTTTTTTTCTTTCACTTTTTTTGTCTCTGTTTCAACAGAATCAAGATATTTAGTCACCTGCTCTTCAGACGGTTCCTCGATTCCAAAGCCGATAAGTACCTGTTTTGCCTGTTCTCTTGTCATAGAAATCTCCTTTCTTTCAGACCATCACACTTTTTCACACGGTTCGCTCCGCACATGATCTGCACCCGATTTACGCTCACGGGCTGTTGCATTATTTTTGTGTATTAAAAAAGGAACCTTGAATGTTATTCCTTGGTTCCTTTGATAATTGAATTTACGAGTTTTGATTGACAGCTGAAGAATTTACTGTTGAATCAATTACAGTCGGATTCTGACTGTTTTTGCCAATCAATTGTTGTGCTTTTTGCATTTCTGCGTCCGGGTCTGCCAGTTCGGGATATACAGTTCCCAGATAAGGCAAACTCATTTCGTATACCTTTTGTGGATCACTGAAAAGTCCACAGGTAATCAATGCAATCAGCGGATGAATTTTATTCTTAAACAGATAATCAAGAGCCTGTGCTTTGACAAGCATGTTATCCGTCGGGTTTCTGGTTATCTTTACATCAAAATCCCTTGTTGAGATTGAAATATCCTTTGTGGTCTGTCGGATAATATTCAGAATGATTCTGGCACTTGCTTTCTCAGCCTCCCGGATAAATGGTTCATCCAGTTTTGCTCTGCGCTCTGCAAAATCCCATCCATTTCTGAGATATACAGCTTGACCGGTATCACCAGACGATTGTTGCTGCCTGTCCGGCATACCTTCAACAATAAGCATGTTGCTGTAGATATCGTCTTTTGCAACTTGGCTTTCTGTTTGATTCAGTTCAGCGGTCATCAGGTCAACATCAGACTGACATCCATTTCCGGTGTCTTTTACGGAAATAGCACCAAGTTTAATCATTTTCAGAAATTCGCTTTCATCAATCTCACAGTTCTTAAACTTCATGAGGGCTTGCACGAACTGCTCTACGCCATCCATCCTGTTCGACTGCATGTTGTTCATGGTGTCAAACATGGTTATCGCAATCTCGATATCAGAAAGACGATCATGGTTATTCGGGTACTCAACTACCGGGATGCCACCAAAACCATTGATGCCGGTTTTTGTAATCTGTCCATTCTGAATCTCAAAATATTGTTTTGCTGAAAAGCATAAATAATACTGCTGTTCGTTCTCATCTTTAAGAATCTGAACCGAAAGCATCGGTTTTCCGTTTTTCCGAGAATAAACAATGTAGCAATCCCCCGGATACGGTATAAAAATTCGAAATGGCGGTAACTCACTGTCCTTTGTCCAGTCATCTTCTTTCAAAATTGCTTTGTATGCGGTTCCTACAGCGCTTTGATAAGTACCTAGTTCGATGTTTCTGGCTTCTGCGTTTGCTTCGTCCAGATAGTCGTTGAACAAATCTACCTGCTCATTTGCTTCTTCTGTAGCTTTTTTCTTCTTGCACACATACTGGATAGGTTCGCCATATGTCTGTGATGCTTTGAAGCGGACAACTTCCAGCGCATGATTCTCGCATACACGGTTGTTGATCTCTGGTCGCACCACCTTTTCCCTGTATAGAATCGGCTGGTCTCCTTTGTAATACCGGTACAGATAATCAATCAATACCCTGTTTCGGTTATGAGTGCCGATTGTATCAGAAACAACTTTTCTGACGTTCGCTGTTGTGATCTGGCTTACACCGGTATAGGCAACTTTGCGGCCAAATTCGCCCCGGCATAAGTCAATGAAATTCATTTTATTTCTGCCCATCGCCTATACACCTCCCGTTTTTGGGCATTAAAAAAGCACCGGATTGTTCTCCGATGCTCGTTTTACAGGTTACATTATATTATACATAGAACATATGATTCCATATTAAAACATATTAACTTTTGAAATGCTTTTGTTTCCGCAAAGCTTCAATGGCTTTTCCATGACAGGAACGGATATGCTGTACGGAATATCCCATCTCGTCTGCGACCGTGACCAGATTTTTAAATTCTATGTATCTCTTATGGAGTAAGGATGAGTACATGGAGTTTTCCATGTCATTGATATCTCCGGAAACTTTCATTTGCAATTCTGCCAGTTCCTTGACATCAGATGCTATTTCCTGCTGCAATTCAACGATTCTGGTTACAGCATCACCAACACGGTCTTTTCCACCGGAAGTCTGCACTTTATCTCCATTTGAAAAAGAAGATATACTGGTTGCCAAAAGCCTTAAGCGGTATTCTTCCTGTATTTTGTTCTGTATTTTTCTATCAGAATCTTGCACTTGCTCAAGATATTGTCGTGTGTTCATCTCATTCTCCCTCCCCATAATGGATTGCGCATAGCCGTCACTGTACCTACATTTCCTTTTTCTATAAACATCTGAAGCTGAGTAAGACCGTCCGGTGCGTCATCATGCACATTTTTTCCAAGCTGGACAAAGAAAGTAAGTTCGTCCATGGCTGCTTGATACTCTTTGCTCCGATGTTCTTCGTCCAAAAAAATAAAGTTTCTTTTTATATCATCTGAATATGCGATGATCTTAGACATTTTCTCCATGTTCCCCGGTGCACGGCTGGATGTGCAGCTGCATTTATACTTCTGTTCTTTAAGTTTTTCATCCACGTACATCTTGTACATATCACCACCGTTGTTTGCCTCGAAGTTAATCTGTCGTATCTCGTTTCCAATGATTTTTCCAACAACAAGCGGAAGGGTAACTTCTTTCGTTCCTTTATTAAATACCCAGTCAAAAATATAGATATCTCCATTTTCGTATTCTCGCCCAATAGGCATTGAAAGACTATCTCCACCGCCCCATGCAACATCACAGGCAGTAACAACACGGCTGTCACCTTCCGGAAGTATTCCATTGTAGTACCGAAGTCCATCTTCTGGAAAAAGGATTCCTTCACGGATAAATGGATTTTGCTGATATTTGGCTTGCCATTCATTAGCATCCAGCCTTGATTTCATATCCACGTAATATTTTGTGGAAAATCCTACTCCGTAGTCATAATCAAAGTTGGATTCACCATTTTCATTCAATGCCGGAATCTTCCTAAAGCGGTACCGTGGATTGTTTTTCTTTTCAGTCTCCACTCTTCCAAGAGGATCCATGACATTCCATCGGGTTCCGACCATCAGCTCTCGTGCACCGTCATTTTTACGGTCAACCAGAACGTTCAGATAATCCTGATACCGGTTTTCCAGACGTGTTGGGCTTAATGATTCAGTTCTGTCACGAACAAGGTCATCCACATATAAGTAACCGTCTGAAGATATGTCTACGGAACCTGTCCATGTTCCATCAATACCACGACAGGTCAGCGTCGAAAATCGGTCCGGTGCACCAAGATTAATTTCTTTCTTCTCTGCTGACTTCTTTTCAAGAGTTGCAGACGGAAAGATTTCGCTGAAAGTATATTCTGGTGTCGAAATAAGGTTCTGTATTTCTCCGTAAAATCCATCGGCAAGGATTCCGCTGTGACCACTCATGGCGTTATGGCTGTTCGGGCGTTTACCCATTATCCAGGACAGGAAAAATATACAGGTGGTTGATTTTGCTGTTCGGGGTGGCATAGACACGCCAAGAAACTCAATCTTTCCGTCCTCTAAGTCCTGTAAATCCTGTACGAGAATATTCAGTGTCTTTTTTCTCGGCTCATAGAATTTTCTTCGTGGCTGTCTGTTCTTTTCCATGTAGTACAGATAACTCTCGAATAGCCATGGAGCTTCCAGCAGCAAATACTGCCAGTAGATATCATCAAAATTACCGCTTCCCGTCAGTGCAGCTTGCCTTGCGGCTACGTTATGGGAATACTTACTTACTTTTATTGCCATTTGCTGTGCTTCTAAATTCTCCGTAAACGGCAAATCAATGTTCATGTTTAATAACAGATCAAGGCAGTCTTTCTGATTCTGGTAAACAGACATATCTCCACTGATGATTTGATTTAAGACTGCCCGATACCATTCAAATGAGCCTTCTGTAAATTTTTGCATAAAAATAGAGCCAGACCTCCTTTCTTCTTAGGATTTAGTCTGGCTCTCATGTGGCTCTTTGACTGTTATTCGCTTGCTTTGAAGTTATATATAGGTTTGATAATATCAACTATTTCTACGGTATCTTTGATGTTATCAATAATTTCTTGCGGTGGTTTGTAACAATCGTAGATTTCTGAACGGATGTTGTATATATCCCATTCATAGACTCCTTAAATTCTTCTAACGAGATGTTTTCTTTTGCTTTTGACCGACTCATAATACGTCCTGCACCATGAGGGGCTGAACAATTCCAATCCTCGTTTCCTTTCCCAACCGCAATAATACATCCATCTCGCATATTCATTGGAATAAGGACTTTTTCCCCATGTCTAGCTGATATTGCACCTTTACGAACAATGTTTGTATCGTGATCAATATAATTATGAATTGTATCAAACCATGTATTTCTTTGGAGTGTCCAATTCATAGTGTAAAATATAGCACTCTGTATACATCGTCTGTTTATTCTCGCAAATTCTTGACAGATTTTCATATCATGCAGATATTGTTTTCTGTGTTCTCCTGTCAAGTAGCACAATTCTTTCGGAATACCCAGTTTGTCTGGATTCCATTTTCGTTTTAATTCGTCAATACCATTTTGGATTTCCTTGCGCCTGCCAGAACGCTTGTATTCTTTCACCATTTTTTGTATTTCAGCTTCGAGCTTGTCTGTACCTTGCATGTCTTCTATGGCAATTTTTTGATATATCTCAGCTACTTGTTTTCCGAGGTTGCGACTTCCAGTGTGAATCACAAGATAATTTGTCCCTTTCGAGTCAGTGTCAACTTCAATAAAATGATTTCCACCCCCAAGCGTACCAAGACTCCTGCGAATCCATTCGATATTTTTAAGCTGATGGAAGCAGTGAAGTTCTTCTAATTCTTCAAAATTTATGATTTCGTCACGTACATTTCTTCCTGCTGGAACAATGTTTCTTATTACTTCGTCAAGTTTTTTTAAATCTATTGTTCCCACATCAATAGGAATTTGTGTTGTAAGCATTCCACATCCAATGTCCACGCCAACAATGTTCGGAATTACTTTATCTCCGAGATCAGCAGTAAAGCCAATTACGCATCCTGCTCCTGCGTGAACATCTGGCATGATTCGTACTTTGCATTCAGAAAATGCAGGCTGTTTTATCAATGTATAAATCTGATTTAATGCTTCTGGTTCGATGTTTTCTGTAAATATCTTCAAGTCACTCATAATGGCGCTCCTTTCTGGCTCTCTGGCTGATTTATTTATTTTTCTTATTTAATTTCAAGTATTTTCTATATTTGCGACTGTATTTCCGAAGAATTAAATCAAGCATAATGCTGTTCGTCTGTTCTGTGTTTTCAGGCATAGTTGTGAGATACGGATAATCTTCTTTATCGTCTACCAACGTCTTGAAAATCAAGTCTAAAGCAAACTGAGCACTGATAGGTGGGTCGCACAGTTCAAAGTCTTTATCCTTGTACCACTCATCAATCTTCTTTTGAAATCCATCAAAGGATATTTCTTCGTTCCATATCATTTGCTCACCTCACAATGCTTCTAAACAAATCCCACCACTCGTCTTTTTTATTTATATCTTCTACTCGTTCAAACATAAATTTCAATTTATAAATACCTGATTCTGATGTAACCGATTCCGTATGCACGAGTTTGAATTTTCTTTTAAGATATCCAATTTCAAGAATGCATTCCTCCGGAAGATCAGTGTAATTCATGACGCATTCTACCCAAATAATCCATCTGTCTTCTTCGTAATGTACTTCAATGTCAGCCATTGCATTAATGATTTCTCTATAAATAATCTTAACGGGATAATTCACTGCACCATATTTCATACATTCACCTCAAACTCTTTCTTGCAGTTACTACCCTTGCATTTCAATTTAAGATGCCGAATTTTTGTTTCTGGGCTAATCAGAAGTGCTTTCTTCTCGCAAAAAGGGCAACAATACCACAGTTTGCCATTGATGTTCTTTATTAATGCCCGTCCGTCCCACGGCTCCGGTGAATTCATTACCTGAGAGAAATCTATCCCCTCGGATTCAAATGCTGATTTAATGCTCATTAAAAAATCTCCTTAAATTTTCTGCCGATCAAAACCATTGTCTTTGTTTCCCCAATACGGATATTGCTCTAAGCGTTTTCTCATATACTCGTACGGATGTGTTTTTGCAAAGTCAGCAATTTCTTTGACAGGCTTACCCTTCGTTCTGGCTAACTTTTTTGTTTCTACGCCCATGTCAGTTTAACCCATGAATCTTTCTCAGATTTGCATATCGGTCAACGATTACATCCAATGCGGTCTGAAGCTGGTTGATTGTGATGCAATCAGACTGGTGCTGATCTTCATACATTTTTAAGCTTGCAGCAAAATCCGTCTCCTTTTTATCTGGCTGCGCGTCGTTAATTAATTCAGGTTCTCCATACATCATCATCACATCACAATCTCTTTCCAGCTCAATCTGGTATTCTTGTAAATCCAAAATTTCATGCTGTCTTTTCTCACATTCTTCAGACAGTCGGACAACTTCATTCTTTAGCTGATCTACCGTACAGTTCTTCATATCTTCAATTCTCATGGCATCCTCCCTCAAATCTTGGTAAATATTTCCATGTCGTAGTTATCTCGAATATAATCCACGCATTCACTGAGCTTTTCTTTTAAGATTGGGTCTTTTGCAATATCCGGATGTATCGTGTACATTATGCAACTGCCTTCTCCTCCCTCTTTCTGGAATTTCCGCCAGTTAAAAGTCATTGTAAACAGTGGAATCCTTGTGAGATTCTTTGTCTTGTGCTTTATATAGAGATTGCAAAGCTTTTTAATCATGGTAATTCTCCTTTCGCAATCAAGCTGTCTTCTCAAACAAATCAAGAATAAATTCCCGACCCATCTGCGTAATCCGTCTATGGTAGATTACTTTTCCAGAATCCAATACTTCTTGTTTGATCTCCTCGTATCCGCAATCACTATAGTTGGAGTACATCAACCACGTACCGTTTACCTGATACTGTATCTTTTTCTCTGCCAGAATCCGGTTTAGCTGCATTGCCGATTTCAGTCCCAGTTCCTTAGCAATCTCAGTAATGGTATATGTCTTATTTACGTGCATTAGGATAGCATTTTTTCTCTCGGCTTCTACTCTTGCAGCACGTTCCTCTTTCAGTTTAGTCAGAAGCTCGATACCGAAGTCTGGATTGTTGAGGATATTATCAATAACATTGTCTGTAGCATATATGCCATGTTTGTGGATTGATGGTAACACTTCCGATGTTACCCACTTTTTAAAATGTTTAGCAGACGGAAGCTTGCTCGAAAGAATAAGGCTGTAAAGACCAGATTCATTAACGACGTACATTTCACGGCTTTGACCTGAGTCGGTGAAACGCCTTGTCAGCTTATCTTCATCATCCACATGTCTCTTTATTGCATCTGATGTATCTTTATATCCCAATATTTCTGCAACGTCTTTTCCAACGAAATATGGCACTTCCTCAACCATCACTACACGTACAGAACCTAATTCTGCATTTTTAAAAACTTCCGGTTTATTCATTTCTCTCTTTCCTCCCTATGTTTCATCTGGCACTTGATCATCTTTGCTATGTTCTCACGTTCCTGTTTTATTCCATGCCCCTGACGGAACAATTCGCATTCAAGGATATTTCCGCATTTTGAGCATTCATCTTTGATTTCTTTACCTGCTATTTGCATTATTCGTCCTCACAATAAATCAAAAGGTGTTTGGCAATTTGTTTAAGATCATTCTTTCCGTATAATCGGATACCATCTTTTAATCCTCTGTCAATCAGCCAATCTGCTAATTTTAAAGGTTGTTTAGGGGGTTCTCCCTCTTTTGGGGCTGCCGCTTCAGCATTTGACTGAATAGTAAGTCCGTACCACAAATGACGGTGCCAGTATTCCAATGCTTCTTGACTGCATCTTTTTTCTAACTCTGAAAATACTTTTTTGTAATCAGATAATTCTTTTTGCATTTTCTTTACTTCTTGTTCTGTCATTTTCAACACCCTCCCAACATTCACAGTTATCACCAAGTAACCTTTTCTATAAAATAAAAAGTCCAGTGTGCCGACTTGAACGGAATAAATCTCCCAACGAGAAACACTGGAACCAATCAGAAGGTAAATTTGAGCATTTTGGAAATGCTTTCCGGTAATGGCAATTTACCGGAATCGGAATGGCAGGAATCGAACCTGCGACACATGACTTGTAAGTCACTGCTCTACCGCTGAGCTACATTCCGTGCCGCTTACCACGGCTGATCACCTCGGTAAATGAATGAGATGATTTCCATTTTGCACAACATATAAATGATATGCTTTTCGTACTGCCCAGCAGTCCTCAGGATAAACATCAACCTTTTCCCATGGGTTTAATCCGCTTGAACCATAGACCGCCCGTGCACTGACAGCATAGAACGAACGAATTAATTGCAGGAGACGGATTTGAACCGCCGTTCTCAAGGGTATGGACCTTGTGAGATTCCGCTTCTCTATCCTGCCATGTACATATCTGGAAGAACCATTTCAGCACGTTCACTTATTGCCTACTTTAAGGGAGACCACTTTGCAATCCGATAGGCAGCAAACATATCCGGAACTCGGAATTACATTCCCATGCGCCGCCCTGCGCTATTCCCACGCCAAACTTTCAGGCTCCAGACAAGCGGAAAGGATGGATTCGAACCACCAAGACCTAGTCTATGACCACGCCGTTCCCAGTTACTTGCACTTTCCGAATAACCCGGTGCAATCCGGGTTAGCAATAGGTTTATCGTGTTATGCTTTCCACTAGACTGCTTTCATCCGTGCCAGTCCCACGGAGTTGTTTCGGAGGATTATTCCTGAAATGTCTCTTGAAAACTCCCCGTCGTCAACGTGCACTCATTGGCGACATATTCAACTCAGAGACAGAACCGAACGGGAAGTTGTCTTTTCACTCCGGCTACGCCGTTACGTACCTTCTGAAAAACAACCCACATACACACATTTGGTAGTTTTTTCTATCCATAAAACGGATGGACAGCTTTGGGAGAAATGGAAACTCTGGGGTTCGAACCCAGGACCGACCGGTTATGAGCCGGTTACTCTGACCAACTGAGCTAAGCTTCCTGAGTAGTAAAAAGATACAGGGTCGCTACGATATCTGTCTTTTTACTACTGTTGCAGTTCTTGACCACCAGCTGCAACAAAGGTAAACCATAGAAGAAATTAAGCTTGCCAACTAAGGCAAAGCCACCCGGAACGTTTGACTGCTCCTTTAATCATCGCCGTTGCGATAGGTGGCAAAAAAGGGAAAAAGAAAATCCAATCTGCATCAGAGGAAAGGTGAAATCCAATGCAGAGCGGCGCATGTGGGATTCGAACCCACGCATAACGGAGTCAAAGTCCGGTGCGTTACCGCTTCGCCAATGCGCTATGTTGCGGCAGTCGCTCAACCCTGCCGCACGTGATATACTTCAAAAACACCATTGATATATTTACGTTTTTTCCTGGAACGCCTGTATCAGTCGTAACTCATTTGGAGGAAATTTGGTTTTGGATATCTGTTTCATTATTATAAGTCCGTACCGATACAGGCTATCTAGGGATTTCGTGCCTCGTCCTGTCCGTATTGAATCTTCCTCCAAGACCATGCGGCGAGGGCTGTACCTTTTCTTTTATTATCTTAATCCGCTCTACCAATATCAGCGGAAGTAAAACCATTGGAAATACCAGTAACATTTATTTCACCTCACAGGGATGTTAAAAATAAAATCACGCTTATTCCGGTTCCAATAAGAATCATCGAACAAGCGGCAGATTCCCATTTGTCTTTATTGTTATTTGTCACGATTTCGGAACTCGCTGAAACAAACATTAAAACGTTGATAGCAAGTGCGATTATCGTGAATATCGTCCTCATCGTTCTTCTCCAATCATGAAATCAAGAATTTTTTCTGCTGTCTCTTCTTCGGGCTCAAATGGAAGTCCACATGTAGAATAGATTTCCAGAGCCGATTTCAGGCTTGATTTGAAGCCTTGGTATATCTCTCCATGTTGAAGCAGTTCGTGTCTTAAAACTGAAATTGCATCAGTAATTGATTGAGAACTGGTGTTTTTATTCACTGTCGTTAAGTTCATACTCGCAGCCCCTTTCCTGTGCATTGCAGTACACCAGAAGATGTTCTGCGATTTCCTGAAGCTGAACCGGGTCGTATTTCGGAATTGCAACCATTTTGCCTTCATGCATTGGGAATAGTGCGAATACCGGTGCGTCCGTAACAATCGTTGCTTTTATCAACATAGCTGCTACGTCAACTGGTTCTGACGGTAACAGCTCATAGATTCCTTTTTCTTTATTCATGCCTCTTTTACCTCTCCAAAATATTCTTTGTATAACTCATAGTCATTTCTTCCAATCAGGTCTTTAACCTTGTATTTTTGCTCTATTCGAAGATCACTGTATGTGTAAATGGTTTTTGTGGCCTGTATACGATAATCGCCGACGTCAGTGATTCCGCTTTCAGTCTCGATTTTTTCTTTAGCTGAAAACCAGTTTCCGTTCGGGGTTAAGAAGTAAGCTCTTTGCACTGCTCTTCCGAGTGCGACATATTCCAAACTAGCTTCGTCCGTAAAAACCTTTTTCGCCGATTCTGTATCGTACAATCTTCCGTCCTCCAGAACAGCTTTCTTGTGATGATACTCGTACGAGCAGTCATGAGCTAAAGGCTTTTCAAGTGGATGGCATTCAGAAGACCTTTTTTGTTTTTTAAAAAATTTTTCAAGCATCGTCTTTTACCTACCTTTTCCGAAAATACTGTGTCAAGGCTTCACGGGTGATCTGTGACACGCTTTTGCCGGTTCGATTCTTTTCAGCTATAAGTCTTTGCTCCAGTTGGTACGGCAACCGGATGCGAATGGATTCGCCTTGTGGATTATTCTTTTTCATAGGATGTATCCTCAACTTACTATTTCTACTGGATAACCTAGCTTTTCTTCAAGCTCAGCTACCGTTATTTTACGTGGCTTATTTAATTTGATTTTCACATCTTGCACTGCACCATCTTTGTTTTTAGCAATCCCGCGCCCAGTGTATATGTCAGCTTCTTCATTAGCGTATACACTGAGATGATTGTATCCATATGTACGGCACCACCTAGCAGCCAAATCAGAAATTTTCATCAATTCTTCCAACTCATTCCCGAATAGATGTGAATACAATATAGCTCGATCATACATTTCCTGTGTTACTGCTGACAGAGCAATCACGCTTTTATACGGACTTCCGATAAAACGGAAAAATCTGCATGATTCCATTACTTTTTCGCCTTTTGGAAGTGCAAAGCCTTGAGAAATTGCCATCTTAAGAAGCTTCGCTGATTCAACATCGCTTTCTGTGATAACACACTTATTTGTAAAGTCTATCATTACTGTTCCCCTCCCAACATTTTATATAGTGTTCCTCTTGACACTCCCATGATTTCGGCAAACTGAACTTTGGTGATTTCCCCAGCCTGCCATCTTTGCTTTGTTTTCTCGAAGAGTTCTTTGTCTACCTCTTTTTTTGCTCGTCCTTTATACTTGCCCTGAGCTTTCGCGATTGCGATACCCTCTTTCTGACGCTGGCGGATACTTTCTCGTTCTCTTTGTGCCACGTATGAAAAGACCTGTAAAACGATGTCTGCGATTAATTTTCCAGTCAAGTCTCTATTCCGCGTAGTATCAAGTAATGGCATATCTTGTACAATAATGTCTGCTCCAATCTCTTTAGTGATTTTTCTCCATTCTTCTGTAATCTCATCGTAGTTTCTGCCAAGTCGGTCAATCGAATGGACTACCAGTACGTCACCTTTTTGAAGGGAAGCGATCATCTTCTGATATTCAGGACGGTTGAAATCCTTGCCGGACTTCTTGTCCATATAAATTTTATCAACGCCTTCTTCTCTCAATGCCTCCATCTGCCTCGCTTCGTTCTGCTCTACTGTCGATACTCTTGCATATCCAATTTTCATGTATAATCCCTCCCGTTTATTTATGAGTCAATTATACATCTAATTGATTATATTTGCAAGTAGTTCATACACATTTATGAGTATTTTTTATTGACTATTGAAACGTTTTTGATTATGATAATGTTAATAGGAGGTATTTATATGGTTTCTGATAAGATAAAGCAAATAATGAAGATGAAAAAAGTAACCAGTGTTCAATTAGCTCAGCACCTTGGGATGCTCCCGCAATCACTTGCAAATAAATTTTCAAGAGGAAGCATATCCGCAGATGAACTAATCCAGATTCTTGATTTTCTGGAATGTCAATTGATAATTGAGCCAAAACCAGATGTATCAATCAAACTGACCACTGATGATCTCAAAAGGGAACCGTAATGGTTCTCTTTTTTATTGTCCTAATTGTCCATCCCTGTCTGTGATGAAATTGCAGCTAAAGTTTATTCTGCTCATATTTAAACTCTCCGCAGCGGAGAAATCAGGAGCTGCACCCGATTCGTCAATCACAATCTTTTACTGTGTATGATCGTTAGTATCATTACAATTCTTATTCCCAAATTCTGCATCATTTCATTCATTCTTTATACCTGCCTTTCTTGGTATTGCCTTATTTTGTGCTGGCAGAGAAACCGTTAAGGCTTACGGCTTGTCGTGTTGCAACCACTATCTCTGCCATGTGAAAAGGGCCTTTTTGTTGTTTTATTTGCTTTGGGGAATCACCCGGCTCCTGGCGGCTTTCCCTCCAAGGGGGTCCCCGTCTCATCCGTACGCTATCCGGTCAGCCCGCCGCCCCATGGGACCCGCTGCACCGGATCACGCTGTTGTTGTTCGGCCTTCGGCAGTAGTCAGAGGATGTTACCGCCACTTTTCGTTCGTCATATTGCACAAATTTTCTCGTGTTGTTCATTGTACATTTTAAGTACACCCTATTTATACATTACGGAAAACTATATATTGTGTTTTCGCCTTGTTTCATACAACATATTGTGTTTTGGCTGTTTTCGTGTTCACAGCTTCGGTCTCTCCATCTCCGGAAGCTCCAGTGCGTCCTTGTACCGGTCCGCGATCTGCTTCGCTGACTGCTGCGGGATACCTTGCACATGATCCGCCTGGACTGGTGCTGTCTCTGCCATGCCGTATGCGGCTTTCGCAACGAAGATCAGATTTGCATTTGTTCCGGGCTGGTTGTGCAGTCTGTTAAGCGTACAGTTTTTACAAATATCGAACCATTTTTTCACCGTGTTGCTATGTGCTGTGGCGGTTCTATAGTCCCCGCGCATCCAATCGCTAAACGTTGAGCGGTTAATCCCTACCAGAAAACTAAATACTTCCAGAGTTGGTAAAACATGATATTTGCTGCACAACCTTACAAACACGCTAAACATATGATCTAATAATTCTATATCATCGTTACTGGGTTTCTGTATGTGATCAGCAATATAAAAAATCATATCAACAAAACTGTCAGCTACTTCTTTTCTGTAATTCTCACTATCAGGTGATACACATAACACTGTATTAATATATTCATCAGCATATATATTAATATTACTCAAATATACTTCTGTTTCCTTTTCTGTTTTGATAGTATTATCTTTCACTGTATCACCTCACTTTACAACGTTAATCTGTTAATTTAGTAAAATAAAAAGGACGATACCAAACCGGTTAGCAATCGAAGAACACGCCCAGCAGCTACGATCAGCGCCGGAAGTTCCGTAAATGCTTTTCAGTTTTTATCGTCCTTTGTTTAAAAATCGTAAATGTATTTGTTTATCTGCCATTTACAATAACACATGTAAGTCATTAATGCAAGCATAAATTTATTTTTATTACTCAAGGTATAATAAAAGATCTATTGATAAAATAATCCGTTATAACTCAATATACAGCGTTATAGAGTTATATATATTATAATATAATGTATCTAAGTATATATTAATAAACTCAGAATCTAGGAGGGGCTTAAAAAATGTTATTATACGGTACTGTATCTGTCTCTTATACACATCTGACGCTGCCGACGATAAGGCTCGTGTAGAT